ATGCTACGTAACCGAGCGTCCCTGTATGTCCGTTTGTCCAAGGCTGCGGGGGAGACCAACGCGAGCCTTGAAGGCATGATCAAGGAGCTACGCGAGCTGTGTGCGAAGGAGGGGCTGCGCGAGGTCGCCCTCCACGTCGACGACGGACTCAGCGGCGGCTTCCGGGACCGGCCGGAGTTCCAGAAATGGATCAACGACGCCCGCCAGGAGTACGCGGACGTCCTCATGACGCCGCACGTCGACCGGCTTACTCGCGAGGGTCTGAACGTCGCCGCGAGCCTCCTGGACGTCGTGGAGGGCAAGGACTCGGCGTCAGGCCGCATCGTGCACCACCCGGTCCGCCTCCTGGACGCCAAGGGCATCGACAGCAGCCACGGCGACAGCTTCCGGTTTCGGTTCGTCCTACAGGCGGAGGTGGCCCGGAGCGAGCGTGAACGCATGCGGGACCGTACGCGGCTCTCCGTGCGCCGGCTTCGGCGGGCCAAACGCTGGCCCGGGGGCAGCCCGCCGTACGGCTACAAGGTGATCCCGAACCCCGATGGGCCGGGGCAGGCCCTCGGGCTGCACCTGGAGGAAGCAGCCACCATCCGTGAAGCCGCCCGAGCGGTTCTCGCGGGCGACGCTCTGACGCTGGTGTGCCGCCGGCTGAACCACCACAAGCTCCGGCCCCGGAGAGCCGCCGAGTGGAGTCGCGTATCGCTCAGAAGGGTGCTCACAGGCGACGCCGTCCTGGGGCGTATCACCGTCAACGGGGCGCTGCTGCGGGACGACAACGGCGAGATCGAAGAGGCGTACCCTGCGGTCCTGACGGTGGACCAGTCCGTCGCCCTGCGGGAGGCCCTTGCGCCGGACCCCACGCGGCCCAAGTCGTCGGGACGCCACCCCGCCCGGGTGCTCTCGGGACTGCTGTACTGCCACGGCTGCCCGTCGAAGATGGTGGTCGCCAGGCACAGCGGGAACCCTGTCTACCGCTGCCAGACGCGCTCTCAGGGGCGGGTCTGTGAAGCTCCCGTGAGCGTCTCCGCGCGGCTGATCGAGGACTATGTGACGGGTGTGTACCTGAACGCTGCCGGCTCCCTGCCGTACCTACGGGAGGAGGTGCACGTCTCCAACGCGTCGGAGCTGGCGCTCGTGGAGTCCGACATTGCGGAAGCTGTGCGGCTCCTGGCGTCGGAAGCGACCGCGGAGGGGTTCGCACGGCTGCAACAGCTTCAGGCCCGCAAGGCGGAGCTGGCGGACCAGCGGCCAGAGCGGCTTGTGACGTTCGTCGACACGGGGATGAAAACGAGGGATGTCTTCGAGGCAGCCCTCGTCGACGATCAGCGCGCCATGCTGGACGCCGCGTTCGAAGAGATCGTCATCGGACCGGGGCGGCGCGGGCCGAAGCGGCTGAGTCCAGAGCGCGTGACCATCCGGTGGGCGGCCGACGAGCCAGATGTCTAGGTAACGAGAAGGCAAAGAAACTCGGGCCGCCACGTCGTTGCCGAGCCTCCGCCTCCTCGTCGCCCACCGCCTCCGCCGTCCACAGGGTCTTGTGGATAACTGCACAGCGTGACAATGCTTAAACTATCGTCACTCAGCGCAGCGGAGAGTGTGCCAATCTGGCCCGTTTGACAAACTGACCCCTATTTTCCTTTCTCTCTAACGCGCGTTAAGGAGAAAGGAAAATAGGGGTCTAGTTCGTCAAATTGTCGCCAGACTGACCGGAGGGCGGAGGAGGCTCTTAGGTAACGGAACGATAACGGAACCTCACAAATCGCGATTCCCGCCCCATAACTAAGGTGAGAGGGAAGATCGGCGGCGCCGGCGAATGGCGCGGTGCCCGCTTCCCTCTGACGGCCGGTGGCGCTCCTGTGCTCCCCGTACTCTCCTCCGGGTAGAGCGCGGTCGAGCGCCCCGGCCGGCGACGTCATGCTTCCAGGTTCGAAGACCTGAGCGGCCCCTGACGTCACCTGCTTCTGTAGCTCAGTGGTCAGAGCGCCCGCCTGTCGAGCGGGTGGCCGCCGGTTCGAGTCCGGTCAGGAGCGCGCTCGTTGGGTCCGACGTACGGCGGGAAGCCTGACTTGCTGGAAGAGCCTTTCGCCGGCAACGGGGATGGGCGACGTCATGCACTTCGGGACCTCCCGGAGCCAGCCTCTGACGTCACGGTCTCGTAGCTCAGTCTGGATAGAGCACCGGATTACGGATCCGGGTGGCGGGGGTTCGAAGCCCTCCGGGACCACGTAGGGCGCGCCGAAGATGTTTACCTCTCCGTGGACGCGCGCAGAAACGGAGTGACGTGGTCTCGGTGCTGCCACCGTGGCGCGACGTCAGGCGGACGGTCGTCGGCGAGGGGAAACCATCGCACCCGGGGAACAGCCCGGACATACGCCGGCCGACGCCGAATGGGCGTAGCTCAACTGGAAGAGCAGCGGTCTCCAAAGCCGCGTGTTGGAGGTTCGAGTCCTCCCGCCCATGCAAGGGCCGTCCCGTGCTGCGACTAGCTAGCGCGCGGCCGAAGTAGCTCCATGGTGTCCTGCGGCGATCCGGCCGACGGGCCGTGAGCGGCTGTCCGACGGCGGGACCCGGACAGCACCTTCCCCGCTGGTCCAACCGGCAGGACGCCAGGCTCTGGACCTGGAGGACGAGGTTCGAGACCTCGGTGGGGAGCTGCGCACCGTCGACGATCACACTTCCCGGACGTATGAGCCGGAGCGGTCCCTGTATCGGCGGTGCGCTGGGAAGGTTGGGCACTGGCACGCCAAGCGCTCTCGAAAAGCGTCACGGGGCAACCCGTTGGAGGTTCGACTCCTCCACCTTCCGCAAGCCCCGGTGGACCGCTCGCTGACGTCGCCGGGGCTCCACGGGACATGGCGCAGCTTGGTCAGCGCATCCGCTTTGGGAGCGGAGGGCCGCAGGTTCAAATCCTGCTGTCCCGACACAGACGCAGCCCCGCCACGGAGGAGCGATCCCGTGAGCGGGGCTGAGCTACTTCAGGAGGACGCCGTGGCGCGCATGCTGGGATCCGCAGGGTTCGCCGGTACCGGCTGCTCTCCGCGGTGTCGGCGGTCTCACCGGCCACGACCCAAGCATGACGTCCAGACCATGAGAGCCCGCGAGAAGCGCTCCTGGCGACGCGAGTGGGCGGCCGACGAGCGGGACGCGGAGGACGAGCGGCACACGCTTGAGTGGATGCGCCTGCGGGCCTCTGGACGGCGGACGCTCGCTCTCATCGAGGCGACCCAGGGGCCGCTAGGCGTTTGGCACTGTTGACTCGCGTCGGCGGAACGTCAGGCTGACGAACCGCTGGATCCCCTCGCCCTCCGACTGACGGTCGATGAGCACCCAGCCGATCGCCTCCACGGCACCGATGGCCTGCGCCAGGTCGGTGTCGTTCTTCGTCGGCCGCGGATGGAACTTGTTGATGAAGATCGCGTCGCCTCGCTTGTACGCGATGCGTGCCAGGTCGTCGATCGCCCCGTAACCACGCTTCGCCAGGAATGACTTCAGCATGCCGTGATCCTACGGCCAACGCCCTTTCGACGTCTTGAGGATGCACGACAACCGCACAAGCACCTCCGGCTGATCCCCGGAGGAAGAGAGCCCCTGCCGACCTCAAGCGGTGGGGGCTCTCGTACGACTTGAGGACTGACGATGACTGAAAAGACTTGCCCTGAGTGCCGCACCGTGTTCGAGAATCGGCCTGGTCGGGGACGAGCGCGGAAGTACTGCACCGTCGCATGTCGTGACCGTGTGGCGCGGCGCAAGGCACTGACGCGAGACGAGTCAGCATTGCCGTTCTGCGCGTCGCTTCACTGTCGAAACAAGGTGCGTAGCTCCGGTGCCGAGTGGTGCGAGATGCACTACGGGCGCATCCGCCGTAACGGCGACACCACAACGGTGCGCATTCGGCTGGCGAACGGGACATGCCACTACTGCGGCGATCCGGCGCCCCGCAAGCAACTGTTCTGCTCCGACCCCTGCCGTCGAAGAGACCGAGTCGGCGTTCCGGTGGGGGACCGTTTGTGTGCTACCTGCCGACAGGTGCTGTCGGACGACACGCGGAGCGACAAGATCTATTGCTCCGCTGAGTGTTCGGCCGTGGCAACTACGGCACGTCGCTACGGCCTGACTGCGCGAGAGCTGGCGGGCATCCGAGAGAGGCAGGGCGGAAGGTGCGCAGTCTGTAAGACGCCTGACGAGCGATTGTTTGTGGACCACAACCACGTGAGCGGTGCGGTACGCGGGCTGCTGTGCGGTACCTGTAATAGCGGCATAGGCATGCTGAAGGACAGCCCCACAGTGCTGGAGGCGGCTGCGGCGTACCTGAGAGCCGCAGGGCACTACGGAGGTGTTACTGGTGGCATGGGCCAGCTCAGCCAGGCGGAGCCGACTACCGAAGAACTGGGCATCGCTGCGTAGACGCGTATTGCGTCGCGACGGACACGCCTGCACGACGATTTTCTCCGACGGCCGACGATGCGGGCTGCCTGCCAATCAGGTGGACCACATCGTGGCTGGCGACGATCACCGCATGGAGGCTCTTCAGAGCCTGTGTTTCTGGTGCCACACTAAGAAATCCAGTAGCGAAGGCGGCACAGCAGCCGCACTCAGGCGGCCCTCTGTACACAGGCCCCCTTCTACACACCCCGCCCTGGAGGACTGATGGACCGCACGTATGCGGACAAGGTCAACGCTCCGCTGAGCGCACGTACCGTTGACGCGCTGCGTGTGCGTATCGCCAGTGGACAGGCTCCGCGCAGACGTGTGCAGCGACGCACACAGGGCCGTCCATGAGCGGCGCCCACGTGGTGCTGGAGGAGGCGGACGACACGGGCTAGGACGGCCTGAGCGTCACCCGCGTGACGGTCAACGGCGTCGACGTTGGTCGCCTCGCGAGAGCACCGAAGATCAACGTCGGCACGAAGGACGACCAGACGCTGACGACAGTGACGATCACGCTCGTGCCGGCTCGCCTGGAGATCAAGGGCGAGCACGCTGACGGTGATCGTCGGGAGCCGCGAGCCGGCTTCGCAGCCAAGATCGACTAAGGGTCACCTCACCAAGATCACCAGCACTCCGGAGAGATCGCCCGAGCCGCCACCCCAGGGGGGTGACCCCCGCCGGCCGAACATGAAGACCGTAAGAGTGCTGGTTCTCGCTGTCTGTACGGGTCTGGGGACTTGGAATCGAGCCGCCGAACCGAGCCGGCTGGGAGGTCGCCAGGCGCCCGCACGGGGCCTCGAAGGGGGCTTCCTGGAGGGCGGGACGGTCGAAGTGTGACTCGCCGTCGTGATGTTCCCTGACATATCTATGCAGGTGGGAGGCTTGAAAGTGTGACCGGCCGCCCGTACGATAGAGACGTGAAGCGTACCTGCGAGATGTGCCCCGAGCCCATGCCGATCACGGCACGGTCCCACGCGCGCACCTGCTCGCCCCGGTGCCGCAAGGCGCTCTCGCGCGCCAACAAGACTTCGCTGCCCATCGAGCTGACGACCCGCGACAGGTGGGTTCGACGTGCTGCGAACAAGGTCCCGCTGACGATCGGCGACATACCGGCCAGCAGCACGGACCCGCGGACGTGGAGCAGCTACAAGGACGCCGCCAGTTCGTCGGCCGGCGTCGGTCTGGGCTTCGTGCTGAGCGGTGTCGACGACATCGTCTGTCTCGACCTGGACCACTGCTTGAACCCGCTCACTGGCCGTCTGGCCCCGTGGGCAGCAGCCATCATCCGTGACGCGGGCGCCACCTACGTAGAGGTGTCCCCGTCCGGCGACGGACTGCACATCTGGGGCCGCGCGGACGTCCGACAGGGACGCCGCATCCGACGCCCCGACGGTACGGCCGTGGAGGTATACGGGACCGGCCGGTATATCGCAATGACGGGCCGCCGACATGGCTCTTGCCCGTCGATCCTCGCGGACCTCTCCGCGGTGGTGATCAAGCTGACGGCGTAGCTCCCGACACGGGACGGCGCTTGTCGTTCCTACCTGGGAGGTACTCATGGCACGGCTTCAGGCGATGCCGCTTCCGTCTGACGGCACCCCGTTTCTCCTTGTGGTCGACGAGGTGAGCGAAGCGGACTTTGACGAGTCATCTTGGGGTGACGTCCTCCAGTACCTAAAGGAGCAGTCCGGCGCACGGTTCCTTCTGGTGACCACTACGACTATGGACGTGGCCTGATGTCCGCCAAGTGCCCCGCCGGGGCGATCGACTGGACGAACCCCCGCCTGTGTGCGACCTGCCGACGTATGGTCGCCGCGAAGACACCGGCCGGACGCGCAGCTCTACGGCGAGGTGATGTCTAGTGGCTGGCCGCGGACCAGCACCCAAGGACCCGTCCAAGCGACGTCGACGCAACGCCGCAGAGCCTGAAACCGTGATCGTCCCTGACGACGAACTCCGCGGCCCCGAACTCCCCGACGGCGTCCTGGGCGTCAACACGAAGACGGGCGAGCTGACCGAGTGGCACCCCATGACGCTGCTCTGGTGGGACACCTGGCGCAGGTCGGCGCAGGCGCAGACGTTCACCGATACCGACTGGGCGTTCCTCGTCGACACGGCTCTCATGCACCACTCGATGTGGGACAAGGGCCAGTGGACGCTTGCCGCTGAAGTGCGGCTCAGGGCCGCCAAGTTCGGCGCTACGCCGGAGGACAGGGCCCGCCTGAAGCTCAAGGTCGACGACCCCACCGCAGCCCCGCAGAGGCCCGCTCAGGCTCCCGGAGGCAACGTCACGGACATCACTTCACGCAAGGCGAGGCTGACCGGCTGACCGACGAAAGGGGGTGCCGATGCCGCACGTTACGGTACGCGCCCCGAATCACGACCGCTCCAACTCGTTGGGTTGGCTCGCGCTCGCGTGGATGGAGTACTTCGTCGTCCACGGCCCCGGCGACGTCCAGGGCATGCCCGTCTCCCACGGCGACGAGTACAGCGGCTTCGTTGCCGACTGCTACGCGCTCGGTGAGGGCGGCAAGGACGACGGCCGACTCCTCTACGACTCGGCTTTCTTCTCCCGCCCCAAGGGCTGCGACAAGTCGGGCCTGGGCGCCCGCATCGGCCTCTTCGAGGCTCTTGGCCCCTGCCGTTTTGCCGGCTGGGCGGAGGGCGGAGAGATCTACCGGGATCCCTGGGGACTCGGCTTCGAGTACGTCTACGAGGCCGGCGAGCCGATGGGCCGACCGGTCACCGTGCCGTACCTCCGGATCATGGCCACGGAAGAGGGCCAGACCGGGAACGTTTACGACACGATCTACTTCAACCTGACCGACGAGGCGTCGCTCCTGAGCCACGTCCCGAACGTCGACCCCGGGCTGACTAAGATCAACCTACCCGACGGCGGAGAGGTCACGCCGTCAACCGCCTCGTCCTCCTCGAAGGACGGCGGCAAGGAGACCTGGGTCTGTTTCGACGAGACCCACCTCTACAACACCCCCGAACTCAGGCGTATGTACGCCACGGTGACACGTAACCTCCGCAAGCGGAAAAAGGGGTCGGGCACGTGGTACTTGGAAACCACGACCATGTTCGCTCCGGGCCAGGACAGCGTTGCAGAGCGAACGTACGAAGAGGCCGAGGCGATCCGGGAGGCCCGGAAGAAGCGTGGCCGCGCGAGGCTGCTCTACGACCACCGTTACGGGATCGTCAAGGATCTCAAGAACGAGGACGAACTCCGCGCCGCTCTCCGTGACGCCTATGGCGACGCGATGGAGTGGATCGACGAAGACACCCTCGTCGACGACTTCTACGACCTCCGTAACGACTCCGCCGACGGCAAGCGCTATTTCCTCAACTCCCGAACATCCTCCTCCGACGCGTGGATGGATCCGGACGCGTGGAAGCTCTGCCGGCGCGAAGAAGAGATCGCCCCGGGCGAGTTGATCACTTTGGGTTTCGATGGATCGATCCGCGACGACGCGACAGCTTTGTGCGCCGCCCGCGTGTCCGACGGCCATCTCCAGCTCCTCGGAGTCTGGGAGAAACCCGAGGGTCCGGAGGGCGACGGCTGGCAGGTCGACCGCGAGGCCGTCAACGCTGCTGTGGCCTCCGCCTTTGACCGCTTCGAGGTTTGCGGCTTCTACTGTGATCCGCCGCACTGGCAGGACTACGTAGACGCCTGGACCCGCGACTACGGAGAGGGCCTCCAGGTCCGGGCCGTGCAATCCCGCCCGCTGGAGTGGTGGACGAACCGCCCCACAGCCATGGAGCAGGCGCTCAACCGCTTCACGGAGGCCGTCGACGACAAGGGCCTTTCATGGGCCGGCGTCGACGAGGCGGACGACGTGGATACGCCGTTCGCCCGCAAGGGCCTCGCGCTCTCCCGCCACGTACTGAACGCCAAGCGGCGCCCCATGGGCGGCAACCGCCACCTCGGTATCGGCAAGGAGCACCCCAAGAGCCCGAAGAAGATCGACGCCGCGATGTCCGCGACCTTGGCCTACGAGGCTCGCGCCGACGCTGTGGCCGCAGGAATCACCAAGCGCAAAAAGAAGACCGGCCGCCTGGTCGCGTTCTAGGGAGGAGGGCAAGTGCCCATCGATGCGCGAACGCCTGAGTCCCCCGGATGGTGGCTCCAGAGGCTCGGAAAGCAAATGCTGGACGAGCGAGACAACACCACTGACGCATACGGCGAGACGGTACCCGGCCTTGACACCCTCAGGAGCTTCGCGGAGGGGCACCCGCCTATTCCGCACGTCCTCGGTGTCGACCCGCGCGAAGCACGAGAGTGGATGCGCGACGCGCGCACCAACTGGACCGCGCTTGTGCTGGACAGCCCCGCAGAGCGTATGCATGTCGATGGGTTCCGTTTCGGCGAGCCCGACGACGACAGCGAGGACGCCCGGACCGCAGACACGGAAGCCAACAGGATCTGGCAGGAGAACAGTCTCGACGCGGATGCGGACCTAATCCACTACGGGGCGCTCAGCCAGCGACGAGCCTTTGCCCTTGTTGAGCGAGGCGACGACGGTCGCCCCGTGATTACGCACGAGTCTCCGCGGCAGGTAGCTGTGGAGCACGTGCACGGGAGCCGTCGGCAGCTCGCTGCTGGTCTGAAGCTATGGCGCGATGACTGGACAGGCAGCACCCGAGCCACGCTCTGGACGCCAGATCGCGTGTACGACTTTGTGTCTAAGTCGGACCTCATCACCTTCTCCGGTCGTGCCGCGTCGCTCCGCGGCTGGGATGCCCTCGTACTTCCTGACGGAGCCGATGGCGACCGACCGAACGATCTGGGAACGGTCCCGATCGTCCCGTTCATCAACAGGCGCAACCGACGGCTCACGGGGTACGCCGAGCATGAGGACGTTCTGAGTATCCAGAACCGAATCAATCTGAGCCTGATCAACCTCATGGCTGCCATGAAGTACGGGGCATTCCGCCAGCGTTGGGCTGCGGGCCTGGAGGTGGGGGAGGACCCTGTTACGGGCAAGCCCATCGAGCCGTTCCAGCTTGATATTCGGCGTCTATGGACTACGGATGACCCCAACGTGGAGTTCGGGGAGTTCGCCGCCACGGATCTCAAGCCATACGTCGCGGCGGTACAGGCGGCTGTGCAGGATTTGGCCGCCATCTCACGGACACCCCCGCACTATCTGATCGGTGCTGTCGTCAACGTTAGCGGCGACGCGCTGAAGGCTGCCGAGACGGGGCTGATCAGCAAAGTTCGGGACCGTCAGCGTAGCTTCGGTGAGTCCTGGGAGCAGACCATGAGGCTTGCCTTTCGGGTGCTGGGTGATGAGAAGAAGGCAGTGAGCTTTGCTGCCGAGACGCTGTGGCGCGACCCAGAGTCTCGATCGATTGCGGAGATGGCCGACGCAGCCGTTAAAAAGGCCAGCGCCGGCGTCCCGTGGCGTCAGCGCATGGAGGACATGGGTTACACGCCTGCGCAGATCGCCCGCATGGAGATCGACCGTGCGGCCGACGCTCTGAACGCTGCTCCGGAAGAGGACGGCCAGCTTTCGTCCATGGAGGCTGGGCGGCGTCGGTTCATGGACAAGCACTCAAAGCCAGTGATCGGACGCGACGATGTCCCTGACGCGGCTTGACCGACAGTACGGATCGGCGGTCCAAAGTGTCTGGCGCACGACCCTGGGCCGGACCCACCGAGCGTGGGCCGGTCTCGGGTCGTGGCGTGACGCCGACGTGCGCCGCTTCGAGCGGACCGCGCTCCCGGTACTCCTTGGCGGGCAGCGCCAGGTGGCCGCCCTGACGACCTCCTACCTTGAGCAGCTCTACCGTGAGCTGAACGGCCCTTCCAACCGCGTTAACATCGACTTCGACCAGGTGACCGGACGTGCGCTACGCGACGTCGACCCCGAAGAGGTGTACCGCAGGCCGTTCAAGGAGATTTGGGGCGCGCTGTCCGACGGCGTGTCCTTCGAGGATGCCTACGCGCGGGGTACTCACCGCCTGGACACGATCGCCAAGACGGACCTTCAGCTAGCCCGGACGCATACCGTGCGAGAGGTCGGCGAGGATCTGCCGCGCTTCGCGTACACCGTGCGCGAGCTGCAAGGCGAGTACGACTGCGCCCTCTGCATGATCGCGTCCACCCAGCGCTACCACAAGCGCGACCTGGCGCCGATCCACCCTGGCTGTGACTGCCTCGTGAAGCTCGTCACCGCTGACGAGGACCCTGGCCAGGTCATTGACGAAGAGAAGCTGGACCGCATCCACGATCTCGTCGAAGAGGCGCTGGGCAAAAGCGATCGCGGAGGACGAGCGGTCGACTATCGCAAGATCATTGTCGCCAACGACCACGGCGAGATCGGCCCTGTCCTGGGCTACGCCGGTCAGCGCTTCACCGGCCCTGACGACATCAACCTTCCGACCTGAAGCCCGCCAGGGGCTGACGACTCCCGACAGGGGAAACACCTATGCCTGAGCCTGAGAACACTCCTGCCGTCAACGAGCACGGCTACCCGGACAACACCCCGACCGCGGACATGTCCACGGAACATCAGGTGGCGTACTGGAAGCACCACGCCCGCAAGCATGAGGCCGCCTCGAAGGCCGGCCCTGACGCTGCGGAGCTGGAACGCCTCCGCGCTGCTGACGCCGAACTCGCAACCCGCAAGGCCGCAGAGCTGAGCGACGTCGAGCGTGTCCAGGCGGAGAAGGCGACGGCGGAGCAGGCGGCAGCGACCGCCCGTGCCGACGCTGATGCTGCTGTCCGCAAGGCACTGCTGCTCGAAGTCGCCCTGTCGAAGGGCCTTACTGGTGAGCAGGCCGCGCGACTTCAGGGCTCCACGAAGGAGGAGTTGGAGGCCGACGCGGACAAGCTGACCACGCTCTTCGGAGCCCCCACCCCGCAGGCGCCCCGTGCTGGCGGTCCGCGTGGTGGCGACGTCGGCAACGCCGGCGGCGTGACGTCCGGAGCTGAGCGCTTCCGGCAGAAGCACGGCAAGTAACTACCACCTCTTGGAGGACCCATGGACCTCAACCTCAAGGTTGAGAGCTTCACCCAGGACCGCCGTGACTGGCTCGGCAGCGCCCACGGCACTGACGCCCCCGTCTCGATCACCCTGGACGTCTCGAAGTTCACGAAGAACACCCATTACCCGGACGGCTACCTCAAGAGCGGCATCCCGCTCGGAAAGGTGACCTCCGGTGGGAAGTACGGCCCGTACGACGACGCCGCGAGCGACGGCCGCCAGACCCTGGTCGGCTTCCTCTTCACCGCCGTCGACGTCGACGCCCGCAAGGTGGCGTCCACCTCCGTCGTGGGCTCGATGCTCATCCACTGCTTCATCCGGACGGACAAGCTCCCCGTCGCCGTCGACGCCAACGGCAAGGCGGATGTCGCCGGCCGCGTCATCTTCGTCTGAGAGGCCCTGATACATGCAGCTCATCACTGAGTACGCGTCCCCCGCGGAACTCACCGGCTACGCCCGTGAGGCGCTCCGATTCCGCGAGGAGAACACGCTCAACCTGAACCGGTGGCTCCCCAACGAGACCATCAACGACCTGACGTTCCGGTTCAACCGGGGCGGGGGCGGCCTCACGGAGGCGGCGAGCTACCGTGCCTTCGACGCCGAGTCGGACATCGCGACCCGCTCCGGCGGGGCCCGGGTGAGCGGCGAGCTGCCGCCCATCTCGCGGAAGATGCCCGTCGGCGAGTACGAGCAAATCCGTATGCGGAACGTCGACACCCAGAACGCCGAGATCCGCGACGCCATGGAGTCCGACTCCGTGAAGCTGGTCTCGCAGATCGCGGCCCGCATTGAGCTGGCCCGCGGGCAGGCGCTCTTCGCCGGCTCCGTCACCCTGAACGAGAACGGTGTTCAGGCCAGCGTCGACTTCGGCCGCTCCGCTTCCCACTCCGTGACGGCCGGAACCGCCTGGACGAGCACCGAGACGGCGGCTGCGTACGACGACCTCCAGGCGTGGCTTGAGGTGTACAACGACACCAACGGCGGTCTCCCGGCCTACACCCTGATGTCCCGCAAGGCGTACAACCTCCTGCGGAAGAACAAGCAGATCCGTGAGCTGGCCTTCGCCGGCTCCGCGTCGGCGCCGGGTGTCCTGACCCGTGAGGGCCTGAACGCCGTCCTGGGCCAGTACGACATCCCGCCCATCGAGATCTACGACGCCAAGGTGTCCGTTAACGGCACCGCCACCCGCGTCACCCCGGAGGACAAGATCCTCTTCCTGCCCGAGCAGGGCGACGCCGCAGGCAAGACCCTCTGGGGTGTCCCGGTGGAGGCGAACGACCCGAGGTACGGCCTGGCCGGCGACGCTGCGGGCATTGCAGTGGGTGGTTACAAGAGCGAGGACCCACAGACCGTGTGGACCCGCGCGACCGCCATCGCCCTCCCGATCGTCGCCAACCCGGACGCGACCTTCGTCGCCGACGTCATCTGACTCGAAACGCGAGGCACTCACACATGGCAACCCTGGCAACGAACGTCCACGTGATGGACGCCGACGGGAGCGCCCACGTGTTCGGCCCCGCGGACGAGGTCCCGGAGTGGGCACAGGTGCTCATCACCAACCCGAAGGCGTGGCAGGAGGCACCGGCTCCACGTGAGTCGACTCCTGTGGCGCCTTCGGCGAAGAAGGCGGCCCCGGCCAAGCGCGCGGCTCCCCGTCGGAAGGCGGGCACCGATGCTGTTTCAGACGGCTGAGCTACGCGCTCTCCTCGGCACTCCGATCAGCGATGAGCGAGCCCAGCTCGCCCACGACCTGGCGGAGGACGCGATCCTCGGTGAGGTGGGGGAGCGGATCACCACTCCTCCGCAGCGCGGCATCAAGACGGTAGCCCTCAGCGTCGCCGCTCGCATCCTGACGAACCCGCAGGGGGTCCGGTCGGAGCAGGCGGGCGGCATGCTGGTCAGCTACACCGACGCCCAGACCGGCGTAGTTCTCTCTGACGACGAGCTACGCCGGCTCCGACGGGCCGTCGGGATGGCGTCGGGGGCGGGCATGCTCGACATCGCCCCCACGGAGACCCGGATCACGACGTACCCCTGGCGGCAGGCATGAGCCTTATCGCCAGCATCATGTCGCAGTCGTGGTTCATCGAGCGTCCCGGGCCCCGCATCCGGGACTCGGCAGGGACCTGGGTGGCCGGCCCACCGACACGGACCCGGGTCGATCACTGCGCGGTCATGAGCCCCTACGGCGTGACCGTGGGCTCGTCCTCCGAGGAGCACGACGCCAGCGAGACCGTCACAACACGGCGGGTCTTCGCGGCCCCGCTCGGTACCGACGTCCGGCCCTCGGACCGAATCGTCAGCCTGGACGGCGCCGAGAAGTGGGAGGTCATTGGCCGCCCGTTGATCTTCCCACTGACGTCCCTGGCGCGCGTCGAAGCCGCCCTGAAGGAGGTGACTGGCTGATGACGTACCGATCGAAGTACACCGGTAAGTACAGCGGCCTTGGCCGCATGGTCAGTCGCCCGTGGCTGGCGAAGCCCTGCCGGGACGCCGCCGTGAAGATCATGGAAGCGGCGCAGGCTGGCGCACCTGTCGGCAATCCGGAAGAGGACAGGCACCCGGGGCTCTACAAGGCGTCCTTCGACGTTGTGCCGGTGCTCAAGAACGTGCCCTTCCACGGCAAGCCCCGGCAGCGCTACGGCGCCGCTGCGATCAACACGGCGCCTCACGCCTGGCGCGTCGAGAAGGGCGACGGACGAGTGCCGCGCTACGCCGTGCTCCAGCGGGCCGTCGACACGGTGAAGGCGGCGCACGGTGGCTGATATCGAAGAGGTGCTGGCTCCCTGGCTGGAGGCCCGCTTCAAGGTCTTCAGCGCTGCCGAGACGCCCGCCGATCTGGAGGACTCGCTCCCCATGATCCGGGTGGAGCGTGGAGGCGGCTCGGATGGGCGATTCAGCCTGCATCCCCGGGTGTACGTCGACGTCTTCGCGGCCACGGCCGACGAGGCGCGCGACCTCGCGGGGCAGGTGCGTGACGCCCTTGTACTGCTTAGCGGTCCCGTTCCCGGCGCCGTCATCCGCGGCGTTCGCTGCGACTCCGGACCGAGCCGGCAGCCCTGGGCGAGCGAGGCGATCCACCGACGTGGCGCGACGTACACCGTGAGCCTCCGCCCCGCGTAATCCGAACCCCCTATCCGCGTAAGTCGACTTGCGCGGCTCCTACGCATGCCCTGGAGGCATTCATGGCGGACACCCGCAATGCGGATCTGACCTTCGGCGCGAGTGACTATCTCGTCTACGCTGCGCCGCTCAACACCGTTGCTCCGACCGGCTTCACTGACCCCGCTGCGGCGTGGATCAACTGCGGCTGGGTGACGACCGAGGGCGGGCTCTTCAAGATCGAGGAGGAGTCCAAGGACGTCGAAGCGGCCGGCGCTCTGGAGCCGATCCGGACCCTGATGACCAAGTCGGTCAAGTCGCTCCAGGTCACCTTCCTGGAGGCGCTCAACCCGGTCGTCCGGTCCCTGTACGACAACGTCCCGGTGGCTTCCCTGGAGCCGACGACCGACGTGGCGTCGTACGACCTCCCCGACAAGCCCAACGACCTCCGATACGCCTTCATCTTCGACACGATGGACGGCGACAAGCGGATGCGGCTCTACATGCCGAACGGCAAGGTCGTGGAGCGAGGCGACGAGCAGCCCCAGACCACGGGTGAGATGGCGCTCCAGCTCACCTTTAAGTTCTACAAGGGCGCGACGGCGGCAGCCGTGAAGCGCTCGATCGACTACGGCGGCGTTGACGTCAGCGCGTTTTTCCCTGACGAGACCCCGTGAGACCAGCGGGGCCCTGTACCGCGCGGGTCCGGGGCCCCGCTTCGCACCATGAACCCTGAGAGGCCCTGACAACCGTCAGAAGGGTGACCCGCGATCAATCGGAGGAGCACAAACATGACTGACACCAACATCGCCGAAGCCCAGGAGAACGAGGCGACCGGCACCTACGGCACCGCCTCCGTGTGTGGCGTCGAGCTGCGCGTCAAGCCCGCCAACCACTGGCGCCCCTCGTACATCCGCGCTCTCCGCGAGGGTGACTACGACGCGTGGTCGGCTGGCGTCCTGCACGCGGACGACGTCCAGACCTTCATCGACCTGGACCCGACCTTCGACGAGATCAACGCCTTCACCACTGCCGCCATGGAGACCACGGGCGACACGGCGGGAAAGTCCTCTGGACGTGCCGCGCGATCGAGGAGCACGCGGAAGCGCTAGAAGCTGACATCCCGCGGTACTACCCCGGGGCCCGGCTCCTGGACGTGTACCGCGGGGACGTCTCCCTCCGCACGATGCGGATCTGGATCGAGCAACTCCCGCCCGAGTCGGCGACGAAGACCGCCATGCGGAACTCGGTCCCTGACGACGTCATGGGGCGGGCCAGCGCCGATTATCGCCCGGACAAGGCGGCTTGGAGCCGCGGGGAGATCCTCCTCGTCGAGCTGAAGGACGAACTGCGACTCAGCCGAAACGTGGCTATCGCTGCTGCCGGCGGAACTCCGCCTGAGTTCATACCCACCTCACGACCCGGGGTCCCCCCGAAGTCGGCATCCGCCCCGCGCATGTCCGACGAGCAGCGCCGCGCGCTCGATCCGCGGCTGAGAAACCAGCCGAAGGAGGCGTAGCAGTGGCGGACCTGGACATTGTCGGTGGTGCGGCGGTCGACGTCGTCCCCGTGATCCCGCAGTTCCACACCAAGCTGAAGGCCCTAGTTCTCCCCATCGCTGACAAGGTCGGCGAGGAGGCGGGCCGGAAAATGGGCGAGGCGATCTCGAAGAACATCGTGATCGCCATCCCCAGCGCCATCAACCAGGGCGGCAAGGCCGGTGTCCGGGCTGCGGGCAAGCAGGGTGACGACGCCGGGGGAGCTTTCGCGCGCAGCATCCGTCGCAAGCTTGAGGCAGCCTTCAAGGCCATGCCCAAGCTGGACGTCCGGCTCGGTGACACAGGCGTCGACGCTGAACTGGCCCGCATCCGGGCCAAGCTGGAGCAGCTCTCCAACAAGCGGATCGGCATCGACGTCAGCGCCGAAGCCGCGCAGGCAGAGGTCACCAAGCTGGAGGAGCAGCTCCGCCGGCTCGGGGCCGCTCACCCCAATGTCGCCGTCCGCGCCGACACGGCTACGGCTCGTGCCGCTCTGGCGGAGATCAGGGCGGAGATCAGCGCCCTGACCCGCCGTCCCGGTGTGATCGAGCTGGAGGTAGACGGTGCCCTCGGGGCGAAGATGCGCTCTGCCATTGCGCAGGCGCAGGCGTCCCTTCCTGAGATCAACATCGGCGCAGACACCTCCCCTGCGCGCACCGAGATTCAGCGGCTCCGCGAGCGCCTAGCGACACTGGCTGACGCCCGCATCGGTATCGACATCGACGCTGCCGAGGCTCTCGCCCAGATCAGCGCCGTACAGGAACGGCTCCTAGCCCTCTCCCTGACGACGGCCGACGTTGACGTACGGGTGGACGCTGGAGCTGCCGCCGCGCAGCTCGCCGCTCTCCAGGCGATGGCGGACGACACCAAGGTCTTCCGCATCGACGCCGTGGCCGACACGTCCGGCGCTACCCGGGCGCTCCTCGCGCTGACGGTCCAGGCTGCTGCCCTCGTTGCCATCCCGATCGGCCCCGTTCTCGCGGCCGGTCTCGGTGCCGTCCTCTCGATGACCACGGCAGCAGCCGCCGGCTTCGGCGCCGTCGGCCTCGCCGCCATCCCCGCCATCAAGGGCGTCGCAGAGGCGATCAAGGCCAAGTCGGCAGCGGAGAAGGAGGCGTCGCAGGCCACCGACGACAGTGCGAAGCGCTCCGTACAGGCGGCGCAGCGTGCCCTTCAGATGGCCGGTGCGCAGGCGTCCCTTGCCTCCGCCCACCGGAATGCCGCGCGGTCTATCACGTCGGCTAACCGAGCCGTGGAGGACTCGGAGCGAGCCGTCCGCGACGCCGTCCAGCGCGCAGCCGACCAGCGCCAGCGGTCCGCGGAGCAGATCGAGCGGGCACAGCAGACTCTCGCTGACTCGCACCGTCGGGTGCGGAATGCTCAAGAGGGCCTGGCCGACTCCCAGCGCACCGCCCTGGAGGCGGAGCAGGATCTCACCCGGGCCCGTCAGGATGCCGAGAAGGCGCTGAAGGATCTCCAGGATCGTCTTGCCGACGGAGCCCTGGACCAGCGTGAGGCCGCTCTCCGAGTCCGCGAAGCTCGTGAGGAGCTGGAGCGTGCGACGGCCGGATACAACCTGGGCACCGTCAGCCAGATCGACTACGAGCGCGCCCAGCTCGCGTACGACAAGGCGATCCAGGGTCAGAAGAAGCAGGAACAGGGCTACAAGGACCTCCAGAAGTCGGCCCGCGAGCAGGCCAAGGCTGGCGTCGACGGCAGCGATGCCGTCAAGGACGCCTCCGACCGCCTGGCCGACGCTCAGCGACGGGTCCGCGACCAGACGGAGGGCGTCGTCGACGCTCAGCGGTCGGTCCGCGAAGCCGCTGTGGCCGTGGCCGACGCACAGTCGGACGCTGCCCGCTCTCAGCGCGACTCCGCACAGGCGGTCGTCGACGCTCAGCGCGGGGTGGCGGACGCTGTTCAGGCTGCGGCCGACGCTCAGGTGTCCGCTGCGGACTCGATTGCTGCCGCTGAGCGGGGCGTCGAGTCGGCCCGCCTGTCGGGCATCGACACCACGACGAAGGCGGTCACGAAGGCCGACGAATACCGCAAGGCGCTCGCGAAACTGACGCCCGAGGGTCGTGCGCTCTTCAATGCCGTCGCCGGCCCGAGCGGGCTGACGGAGGCGTTCAAGGCGTGGAGCCGAGAACTCCAGCCGGAAATCCTGCCGCTGTTCACGCGAGGCGTCAACGGGGCGAAGAACTCCCTGCCCGGTCTGACACCGCTCGTCCTCGGCGCCGCAGCCGGTATCGAAACGCTGATGGACAAGGCTTCGGCAGAGCTGAAGTCCCCTTTCTGGACGTCCTTCAAGGAAGACCTTAAGGCGAATGTCGAACCGGCCGTTGTCGGCTTCGGTACCGCGTTCGGAAACGTCATCAAGGGCATCGCCGGAATCATCGACGCGTTCCTCCCGAAGATGGATGGCATCGCTGCCCATTCGGATCGCATCACTGAGCGATTCGCAAAATGGGGGACGAGCCTCAAGGGATCGCCGGACTTTGAGCGGTTCCTGAAGTACGTCAAGGACACGAGCCCTGGGCTGGCCGAGTTCATCGGCGATCTGATGGGCGCGCTGTTCGACGTCTCGAAGGCACTGGCTCCGCTCAGCCAAGCGCTATTCGAAACGCTGAGCCCGCTTATCGAGGGCATCTCCTGGCTCGCGACGAACCTCCCTGGGTTCATCCAGACGCTGTGGCTCATGTACGCCGCACAGAAGGCGATCACTCTCGGAATGGCTGCTTTCGCGGTGGCCATGACGCTCTACCAGTCCGTGATGATCATCGCGACCATCGCGACGTCGGGATGGGCGGTGGCGCTGAATGCGACGGGGATTGTCCCGATCATCCGGGCCATCGTGCTCGTGGTCGGCCTGCTCGTCGCAGCCGTCATCTACGCCTACAACAATTTCGAGTGGTTCCGGGTCACCGTCGACACAGTCGCGGGCGCCATCAAAACAGCGGCCCTGTGGATCTGGGACAACGGCCTGAAGCCGGCGTTCGACGGAATCTGGACCGGACTGAAGGCCATCGGATCCGCAGCTATGTGGCTGTGGGAGAACGCCCTCTCGCCGTTCTTCTCCTTCCTGTTCAAGTGGGGGAAGATCCTGTTCACGGCGCTGGTCGTCGTGTTCCTGACCCCCGTCCTGATCGCGTTCAAGCTGCTCGGAGCAGTCGCGATGTGGCTGTGGGAGAAGGCGATCGGACCGGCCTTCCGGCTCATCGGGGCGGGCGCGAAGTGGCTGTGGGACAAGGCAATCCGCCCGGTGTTCGGGTGGATAGGCGACAAGGCTCTCTGGCTCTATGAGAAGGCGATAAAGCCTGCCTTCAAGTGGATCGGAGAGTACTTCGACCTGGTGGGCCGTGGGGCAAAGCTGCTGTGGGACAAGGCGATCCGTCCGATCTTCAACTGGATCGGTGACAAGGCTACCTGGCTCTACGAAAAGGGCATCAAGCCGCACTTCGACCACATCAAGACGGCCATGCGGATGGTCGCTGTATCCTTCGGGAAGGCGCGCGACGACATTCGGACGGCGTGGAACGCGATCTCATCCATCGCTAAGAAGCCCGTCAAGTTCGTGATCGACAAGGTCTACAACGAAGGCATCGTCCCCCTGTGGAATAGGGTCGCCGGAATCACTGGCGCCGACCCACTGAAACCCTTCAAGGGATTCCACACGGGCGGCATCATGTCCGGCTATTCCCCGGGCCGTGATGACCGCGTGATTGCGGTCGGCGGTGGCGAGGCGATCATGCGCCCCGAGTGGACGCGGGCAGTTGGCGCAGACACGATCAACTCGTGGAATGCGGCAGCCCGTTCCGGTGGCGTCTCCGGTGTTCAGCGAGCGATCTCGAATGGGCTGCCCGCCTTCAAGGACGGCGGCATTGTCGGGTGGCTCAAGGACAAGGCCGGCGACGTCGGTGACTTCCTCTCGGGGGCCGCAGACTTCGTGAACCCGGCGAAGCTTTTCGCGAAGGCCAAGGACTACCTGTCCGGCAAGATGGAGCCGATCCTCGAAAACCCATGGGCGAAGTCCGTCGCGAAACTCCCGCTGAAGATGCTCTCCAGCCTCAAGGACGTCGCTCTTGGCGTCTTCGGCTTCGGGGGCGGAGGAAGCGGCCCGTGGGCCAAGCCGGTGAACGCCGGCTACGGAACCCCGTTCGGTAAGAAGGGCTCGATGTGGTCCTCCGGGGCGCACACCGGCCTAGACTTCCCGGCAGCCATCGGCACGGCCGTCAAGGCGGTCGCTGACGGCAAGGTCGCCCTGGCGAAGAGCGGTGGCCCGTACGGCAACCACATCATGCTCAACCATGGTGGTGGCCTGACGTCGCTGTACGCGCACCTGAACAACATCCTGACGAGCGTCGGCGACTCCGTGACGCGGGGCCAGAAGATCGGCACCGTGGGATCGACCGGCAACTCCTCCGGTCCTCACCTCCACCTGGAGGCGCGGGTCAACGGGCGCGCTGTCGACCCGATGACCTACCTCTCCGGAGGCGGCGGAGCGGGCGGCAAGGGTGTCGAGCGCTGGAGGCCCGTCGTCAAGGCGGCCCTGGCGGCGACCGGTAACCCGGCCAACTACGCCGACCTGACGCTGCGACGGCTTCGGCAGGAGTCTGGCGGCAACCCCAACGCGGTCAACAACTGGGACATCAACGCGAAGAACGGAACTCCGAGCGTAGGGCTCATGCAGCTCATCAAGCCCACCTTCGAGGCGTTCGCCGGCATGTTCCGCACGCAGGGGCCGTTCAAGCACGGCGTCAGCGTGGACCCGATGGCGAACATCTTCTCGTCCATGCGCTACGCCAAGGCGACGTACGGATCCCTCCCGAAGGCGTACAACCGTCCCGGCGGCTACGCGGCCGGCGGCTACCCGCGGCTCGGTGAAATGGCGTGGGTCGGCGAGCAGGGCCCGGAGCTGCTGGAGTTTCTCACCCCGACGAGGGTCCACTCCAACGCCGACTCCATGGCCATCGCACGGGCTACGCAGAGCATCCCGGGGCAGGGCGCAGCAGCGCCAGTCATCAACGCCGACGTCCACGTCTACGTCGGCGACCGGGAGATCACGGACATCGTCCGGGTAGAGGTCGACGCCCGGCAGGACGCGGTAGCTACCGCACTAGAGACAGGACGGTACTTCTGATGAGCACCCCTCCCGAGACCGGACCGTACCCGGAGCCCGACCCGGACCCGGGACCGTCCCCGGTCTACCCCGCTCCGCCTCCGATCGACGCCCCGCCCCCTCGTCCTGGCGATGACTACAGCCCCGGCAGCAACGACGGTGCCAACGGCGGCATCGGCGACGGCGGGGGAGACGGAGGCGGTGACGGCGGATGAGCGTAGCGTCCAACCTGTTGCCGGCTAACACCAGCGGCATCGAGACGGACACCAGCGGGTGGACGGCAGGAGCGAACACCACGCTCTCGAAGTCCACCCGCTTCTACAGCGGCGCCGCGAGTCTCGGCCTGACGGCCACGGCAGCCGGCACGGTCACGGCCACCACTTCCGCTCGCGTGGCGGTGGTGGCTGGCCAGGAATACACGGCGTACAGCTACTGGGCCAACGTAACGGCGGCTGCTGGCCGTTCAGCGACGGTCCGCGTCGACTGGTACGCGGCGGTGTCCGGCGGGAGCGCCATCAGCTCCGTCACGTCGGCCGCCAGTTCGCTGCCCAACGCGACGACCTGGCAGACACCCCCGCCCATCCTGATCGGGACAGCCCCCGTCGGCGCTCAGTACGCCTCTGTGACGATCACGTGCACCGGACTGAGCGCCGGGGCGACGGTCGTGACGGACCAGGTGCAGTTCGGCCCTCCGGCGGCCGTCGCGGGGAACCTCCTGCCCTACAACACCAGCGGCGCGGAAGTGAGTGCCGCCGGGTGGGGCGCGTGGACCAACGTGGTCGTCGCCCAGTCGGCGGCAGCAGCGTGGGAGGGCTGGCACAGCCTCCTCCTAACGTCGGTAGCCGCCGGGGCCATGGACTCCGGACACGCGCCCGTGCCCGTTACCTCCGGGGTGGAGTACGTGGCGTCGGTGGCCGTGCGCCCCGGAGTGAACAGCTCGTTCCGGGCCGACCTCCGCTGGTACGACGGCGTAGGCGTGTACATCAGCCAGGCGGCAGTCACCTGGTCCGTGGTGGCCGACGCCTGGACTCGCTGCACCGTGGCGGGGGTGGCACCGACCGGGGCCGTCACTGCCCGGCTGGTGCTCCACCCGATAGCCACGGCCGCTGGTCAGACGTGGCTCTGCGACCGCATGGCGTTGGGCCTGGCGCCCACACCGCCTGGGTCGCTGCTGCGCTACAACGCTCAGTCGATGGAGATCGACACGTCCGCCTGGACCGCCGTCTCCGGCTGCACCATCAGCCGCACCACCGACGCCGCATGGGAGGGCGTGGCGTCGCTCCGGATCGACGAGACCGGCTCATCGGGGATGGACGCTACCGTCGGCATGGCCGTCCCTGTACCAGTCGTTCCCCGTCAGGCATACCAGGCGACACCCCGACTGCGATTGGGAGCCGGCCCCGCAGGGCGGACACTGGTTACGACGTACTCGTGGTTCAACTCGGCCGACGAGTTGCTGCGGGCAGTCCCCGTGACGTGGTCCCTGGGCTCGTCGTCGGGTACCGGATGGTACGCACCGACCACGAGCGCCGTGGCACCGACCGGTGCTGCGACGCTCAGTATCGCGTTCCGCATCGTGTCCACGATCGCCGGGCAGCCCGCTTACCTGGACGACGTGCAGGTCACCCCGGGCGGTCTCGCGGCCGTCGCGGATCCGGTGCCCACGAGCTACTCCGCGTCCATCGCTCTCCAGGGCCTGACGAGCGGCGGCTATACGTACTGGGGCCTCTGGCGGCAGGGGGCGGACGGCGCACTAGTCCCGATACGGGGGCCGCAAAACGACCTGACGCAGGTGACCATCGTCGGTGACACCACAATCGTGGAGGACTACGAGGCGCCGTTGGGCGTTCAGGTCCGCTACTACCTCAAGGTATGGACAGGCGCTAGCTACCGCTCGGTGCTCTCCGACCCGGTCACCATCCCGGAGCCGCCTTCGACGGAGATCGTCATCAAGGATCCGGGGCTTCCGGCCAGGCAGACAACTGCCGTTGTCGCCAAGGGCGGGCAACCGTCCTGGACCCGACGAGCCCGGCAGGGCGTCAACGCCGTGCGCGGCCGGTCCCGGCCCATCGTCATCTCCGACGTGCGCACGTCGCGCGAAGGCACGATGACGCTCGTCACGGAGACGGCGGAGGATCTGGCCTCGATGTGGTGGCTTCTGGAGAGCGGCAACGTGCTGTTGATCCAGTGGCCCTCGCTGTGGGGCGAGCGCGACGTGTACGTCTCCGTCGGCGACGTGGTGGAGGCCCCGTACATCGAGTACGCGGAGTACACCGACCGCTCGTGGACGATCCCGCTGACGGAGGTGGACCGGCCCATCGGCGGCGCCACCGGATCCGCCGGCCGGACATGGGCGACGGTCCTGACCGAGCACGCCGACGCCATGGATCTGCTCACCTCGTACGCCTCATGGCTCGGGGTCTACACCGGACTGGAGGGGACGTAATGCAGCCTGTCAGTTCGCAGTTCCTCACCGCCCTGACAACCAGCCACGTCATGACCGTCAGCGTGAGCGCCATGCGCGGCTCCCTTGTCACCATCCCGGACGTCCCCGTGACGGACGGGGCGGTGACGGTGGACCGCGGAAGCAAGGTCCGGCGGACGCTCTCGCTGACGGTGGCGAATCCACGGTACCTCCCCTGGGGAGAGCTGGATCCGCTCGCCGTCTACGGCCAAAAGCTCGTCGTCACCCGCGGGATTCGCTACGCCGGCGGCCAGAGTGAATCAGTTCCGCTCGGCACATTCCGCATCAATGAGCCTGCGGGCGACACCCTTTACGGCCCGGTCACGCTGACGGGGCAGTCGTCGGAGTGCTACATCATCGACGACAAATTCATTGTGCCGACGTCAACGCGAGGATACGCGACATGTGTCGACGCAATGGAATACCTCATCCGGCAAACACTTCCGGACGCCGTGATCGTCAACGCAACGACCGGATCGCGCAATCCGTCATGCGCCGTTGCGACGTGGGACACGGGTTCAGACCGGTGGGACGCCGTCCAACAGATCGCTCTTTCGATGCAGGCGGAGATATACGTCGACGCTCTCGACCGATTCGTTATCGCCGATCTTCCGAGCGTCGAGACATCAGCCGTTGTCTGGGACATCGGGGAGGGCGAAGGCGGAACGCTGATGTCGGCTGCCCGGTCGATGTCCCGTACCGCCGTTTACAACGCCGTTGTCGTAAGCGGCGAGAATACGGCAGCAGGGGGAACACCCGTTAGCGCCGTTGCTTACGACTCGAATCCATCGAGCCCGACTCGGTGGGGCGGACCATTCGGACGGGTCCCGAAGTACATCTCCTCGTCGCTCCTGACGTCGACCGGCGCCTGTCAGTCGGCTGCGGACTACGCCCTTTTCGACGCCGTGGCGCGGAATGTGCAGCTCTCCATTTCTGCAATTCCCAACCCTGCGTTGGAGGCGGGCGACTGCCTCCGCATCTCACACACCGGGCGCAAGGAGCTGGCTATCGCGCAGTCCTTCACGATCCCCCTGACGGCCGAAGGATCCGCCTCGCTGACGCTCAGAGGCGGCAAGGAGGAGACGCCATGACCGCACGTCAGAGCCTCTCAGAGGCCGTCCAGCGGGCCGCCAGCCGTGCCGTGCAGCAGGAGGCCGGAGGCTGGCTCATCGCCACCGTGACGGCCGTCAACAGCGGCGGCACGGTCGACATCGCCACAGCCCGCGGGCCCGTCGCAGCAGTGCGCCGGCTCAGATCCTATTCCGCTCCGGCCGTCGGGGACCGGGTGAAAGTGGATTTCAAGCCCGACGGTAACTGGCTCGTAATTGACGCCCTCGCGACATAAGGAGAATTCGAGTGCCTACCACTGACGGATACGGCCAGGGCGTCCCCTACCCGGTGATGAGCGACGCCCCGAACATCGAGTTGGCATTTCAGGGCGCAGTGAACGCCCTGACCGCACTGAGTGTTCTGCGTTTCGCCAACGCCAACGAGCGTTCTGCGAAACTCGTCGGACCCTACAAGCCCGTTCCCGGGATGGTTACCTACCTGATCGCCGAAGACCGGTGGGAGGGATATCAAGCTGACGGCAAATGGATGTTGATGTCCGACGGTCCTTGGACGCCGTTGTCGTTTGCCGCCGGATATTCCGCGCAGGGGGGAAGCCCCGGTTGGCGGCGAAAGGCGGGCGGCGGTATCGAACTGCGTGGTCGCGTCAGGCGCACCAATGGCGGTCCCCTGGTAAACACCGGGGAAATCATCACGTTCGCCACGATCCCCGCCGCAGCAACTCCGGGAGCGACGCGGTACTTCATCACATCGACGAACAGAACGACGACCGGCAGCGTTACGCACTACACGTGCCGGGTCGAGGTCTCGTTCTCAGGCCAAATGCGGTACACGGTCGAAGCGGGAGGCGGCGAAGGGACCACGCAGGATCCGCCGTGGTTCTCCCTTGACGGCGTTACGTTCTCGCCCGCCGGCGACTGACCCGCGCACCACAAGCCATTCACGCCCCGCTCGCCGGGGCTTTTTCTATGCCCTGGAGGGGGATCTCATGGCAACACCGATGACTGCCAGTCAGTTCGTCACGGCGCTGGAGGATGAAGGCGTCGACGTCAAGGAGTACCGGACCTGGCGGACGCACAACCGGAACCACAAGGGGCCGTGGAGCGACCTGAACGGCGTCGTCATCCACCACACCGCCGGCTCGAACAGCCTCGCCCTCTGCTACGACGGCATCGCAGGACTCCCCGGCCCGCTCTGCCACACCCACCTGTCCAAGAGCGGCGTGGCGACGATGGTGGGCTACGGCCGTGCGAACCACGCTGGGAGCTTCCCCACCAACTCGTTCAACGCGATGAAGAACGAGTCGAAGACGCACCCGCGCCCCTCCGGCCCGGAGACCGTCGACGCCAACGCCCACACCTACGGCATCGAGATCGAAAACCTGGGCAATGGACGGGACTTCTACCCGCAGAAGCAGTACGACGCCGCTGTCCGCTGGGCTGCTGCGATCTGCCGCTTCCACGGCTGGAGCGCTGACTCCGTGATCGGCCACAAGGAGGGGACGACTCGGAAGATCGACCCCAAGGGGCCGGTCGGGAGCGCCGACGGACCGCAGTTCGACATGGACCAGTTCCGCCGTGATGTCGACGCGCGGCTGAAGACGGACGAGAAGCCGAAGCCCACCACCCCGTCGAAGCCGACCAAGCCCGCCACCCCGGCGAAGCCCACGGTCGATCTGTCGAACCTCGTCCTCGCCGCTCGTCGCGACCCCGGCCTCAAGCAGGGCGGCACCACGCACCCCGCTGACGTCAAGCTCGTCGAAGCGGCACTCCAGAAGGAGGGCCTGCTCCCGGCGGCCTACGCCAAGGACGGCTCCTTCGGCACCCTGACCCGCACCGCGTACGCCGCCTGGCAGCGCCGCTGTGGGTACACCGGGTCTGCGGCCGATGGCATCCCGGGCAAGGCGTCGCTGGAGAAGCTGGGCGCCAAGCGTGGCTTCAAGGTCAAGGCGTGATCGCGTGGCACCTGAGATCGTAATCGCCGTCATCACCGCCGCATCCGTCCTGGGTGCGGCGGTGGTGGCCGCTGTCCCCGCCCTTCTGACCGTCCTCCGACGAACCCGGGTCGCCGTGGAGAACCAGGGCGAGGAGACCCGAGCCGTCACGCTCGACGCCCTGGACGCCGTCGGCTCCCGGCTCCAGGCCCGCTTCGACGCCCGCCTGGACGACGTCCGTGACGACCTGGACGAGGTCCGTGAGTCCGTCGCGCGAGTCCGCGAGTGGCAGGCAGGCCACGACGCGGAGCACCTCCTCATCCCGAACCCCCGACCTGGAGGCGACGCCTGATGGCGCTCCCCGCTGGACTGGCCACCGTCACGCTGACGGGCCGCTACATCCGCCCTGACGGGACCCCGCTCAAGGGGACCGTCACCATCTCCACGCCGGCGCTGCTCACACTGCCCAACGCGGACACCATCAGCGCCGGTTCGGCCATGGCGACGCTGGACGCCGAAGGGCAGTTCTCTCTTAAGCTCATCGCAACCGACCAGCCCGGCATGCAGCCGTCGGAGTGGGCCTACACGATCACCGAGAAGTTCCAGGACATCGCGACCCGGACCTACTCCATCCAGCTCCCGTCGACGCTCACCACGGTCTCGATCGCCGACATCGCGCCGGCCGATCCGTCGCAGGGCCAGTACGTCATCGTCCCGGGACCTCCCGGACCGGCGGGGACGAGCATCCTGACGGGTGTCGGCGCCCCCTCGCCGCTCCTGGGCGGCAACGGGGACAGCTACATCGACACGACTCCAGCGGCCGTGAAGCTCTACGGGCCGAAGGCTGGCGGCGTGTGGCCGTCGACGAGCGTCTCACTGGGCGGCGCAGGCGGGCTCATCAGCTCCGTCAACACGAAGACCGGGGACGTCGTCCTCACCGCCTCCGACGTCGGCGCTGACCCGGCAGGAGCCGCCGCTACCGCCAAGAGCGAGGCGAAGAGCGAAGCCCTGGCGACGGCTGCCGCTACCTACCTGCCGCGCGCGATCCAGACTGTCGCCGCTCTGACGTCGCAGTCCCTCTTCTACATCGCTCACCGCGGAAGTGGGGCGGAGCTGGGGGCGGAGCACACCCTCGAAGCCTACGAAGCGGCGGTTGCCGCCGGCGTGAAGGCGATCGAAGTCTCCGTCCGGATGACCGCCGACGGCGTCCTGGTCTGCGGTCACGACGAGAGCCTGGAGCGGACGACCTACTCCACGGGCAACTTCTCCGACTGGAACTACAACGCACTGCGCAGCAAGGTGCTCACGAACGGGCGGCTCCTGTTCGGCCAGGGCACCGTCGACGTGCCGCCCCCGACGTTGCGCGAGGTGCTCGACAGGTTCCTGGGCAGGGTTGTGATCTTCCTGGAACCCAAGAGCAACGCGAGCGTCCCGGCGACACAGCAGCTCCTAACGGACTTCTACCCGCACGCCAAGGACAGCGTCGTGTGGAAGAACTACTACACGAACAACAGCTTCCCGTGGGCGAAGACGAACGGCTTCACCACCTGGGGCTACGTCGACGCCGGGACGACGGACGAGCAGCTCAACACCTACGCCGCCAACATCGACATGTGGGGCGTCCCGATCGCGATGTCCGACGCCCGGATCTCCGCCGTCGTCGCCCGCGGGAAGCCTGTTATCTGTTGGGAGGTGCACCGCCGTTCGGAGCGCAACCGGCTCCAGGCCCTGGGCGTGAAGGGCATGATGTGCGCGCAGGTCGTCTACGTCCGGCGCACAGCTCCCTCGCGCACGTCCGACGACTGGGCAACGCAGGTCCGCGCCCCGGGCGACATGGGGACGATCAACTATGACCAGTCGGTGGCGCTGAAGTTCGACGACGTCGGCGGCTCGGTCTTCATCAACGCCCTGCCGAACCGCAGCGTGTTGCTCGGCTCCCTGAGCAACCCCACGCCGCCCACGACGTACACGATCAACTTCTCCATGATGTACGAGGGCGTGCCAGGCAGCACGGAACACGCCGGCATCGCGTTCGGGAAGGACTCCGACGACGCGTACCGCTTCAACCAGGTCAACGCGAGCGGTGGCTACCACCTCGCGGTCCGCGGCAACGGTGACATGCAGCTCTACACCCACACGGCGGGAGTCACATCCGGCACGCAGCTCGGAACCGTTGCGTCGACGCCTCCGACGGCTGGCCAGTGGATGACCTTCACGGTCCAGGTAACCCCGACGCAGGTCATCGTGACGCGGACTGACCTGACAACCCCCGTCGTCCTCACGGTGTCGACCACGGCGTACCGAGGCGGCTACATCCACCTGTCCAACGGCTCCATCTCGTCGCTCGCGACCAAGCCGCACTGGAAGGCGTTCTCGATCACCGCGTAAAGATCTTGCGTGTTCCGTCTGACATTTCTCTTCGTCCGCCCCATCACTTATGTGACAGCGGACGAGGAGAGAGGGACGCACATGGGGAACATCGGCATCATCGGACGAGCGCGCGCCGGCAAGGACACCGCCGGCCAGTGGCTCGTCGACCACCGGGGCTACCGGCGGATCGGATTCGCGGACCCGCTGAAGGAAGCGGCGCTGAAGCTGAACCCGATCGTCAGCACCCGCTTCAGCGGTGGCGACAACTTCACGCTTCGGATAACACCCTGCGTCGACATCTACGGATGGGAGCGCGCAAAGGACGAGTACCCCGAGGTCCGTCGCATCCTCCAGGAACTCGGCGCCGCAGTCCGCGCCATCGACGAAGATTTCTGGCTCCGAGCCGCCATGAAGCGCGTGATGGAGGCCAACGAAGCCGGCGTTCCCGCTGTCATCACCGACGTCCGCTACCCCAACGAGGTGGCCAGCCTTCGGCGCGCGGGCTTCCACCTGGTCTACATCGAGCGGCCCGGCGTGGAGCAGCTCGTCCACGAAAGCGAAGGGGCGCTGGGGCCGAAGGACGCGGACCACACGATCATCAACGACGGCAGTAGGCGGCAGTTCCTCTCCATGGTGGAGCACTTCGCGCTTCGCGTGGAAGCGCACGAGTCCCGCCGTCACTACGCCCGATCCCACTGACCGAGAGGCACTCATGCGAAGAGTCTTCGACTACATCTACGACGTCACCCTCCGGGCCTACGTCCGGCTCCAGGTACTCGCCACCACCGAGCCCGTGCGGCTCCGTGCGGCCCTCACGTCGGCCGTCCTGGCGCTAGCCTTCTTCATCCCCTCGCTCGCCCAGCCCGACATCACGGATCACATCGTGACCTTCGGTGCCGTCGCCCTGCCGATCCTGGTGGGGGAGAGCGCGCGGAGCAAGGTCTCGCCGGTCGACCCGGCGGACGAGGAGTAGCTCACAGCGTTAAGATCCCGTCACCGTTGGGCAAAGCTTTACAGCCACATCAAGGCCCCGTACTCGCCGTAGCCGGTGGGTGCGGGGCCTTTTTGCGTGGTGCCCCACGTAAGTCGACTCGCGCTGGAGGGTACACGCAGAATTGTGCAGGTCACCATAACGACCGTACTCTCCGGCTATGTCGACCTCACCCGGACCGCTCTTGCAGGCCCTGGAGGGCCTGTGGACCCGCCTCCAGGCGGATCACCAGGAGCTGCCACCCGCGCGCATCTCGATCTCCCCCACACCTGTGTCTGCCAGTCACCCGCCTGACCGGTGGCGGAGAGCAGAGGGTGAGCCTCACGTCGTTACCGGCCTGGTCGTCAGTGCCGACACCATGCGCGAAGGGGAAGAGGCCGTTGTGACGGACGTCCTCCACCAAGCCGCGCACCTGCTCTGTTGGGTCCGGGGAGTCACCGACACCACTGTCCGCGGGGCCTACCACAATGGCTCCTTCCTGGCTGCGGCGGAGGAGCTGGGCCTCTACTGGCCAGTCGATCGCCCACGTATCCGCGGTAGGGGTTACGCCACGCCCGAGCTGTCAGAGGGCGCCCGGAGCCGGCACGAGACCACGCTCAAGGAGCTGACCGACGCCATCCCGCGAGTCCTCCCTCATCTCGTCGCCCCAGCGCCGTCCCGGACGCGGGCACCTGACCGGCTGACGCTCGCCTGCGGGTGCCCTGAGCCGCGAAGGATCAAGATCAGTCCGACAGTGGCGGCGCAGGGACCTATCACCTGCGGCGTCTGCGGCGAAACCTTTCGGTAACACATGATGGTCTAGCCCACCGTAACGACTTGCGCTACGGTGGGCTCGCCCCCACATACTGCGAGAGGTCATGATGAGTGCAGAACTGGACCGCCGGAAGAGCCAGACCGTCGACGTATCCCTGGACGATCTGCCGACGCTCCAGCTCGAAGACATCGCGGAGGAGTCGGAGAGTGCCCTCGTCGCCCGTGGAGCTGCGTACGCCAAGGAGTACGCCGAAATTCAGGGGAAGGCGACGACCCTCTTGAAGAACATCGCAGTCACTCAAGTCGCTTTGCGGGTCAAGTATGACGACATGGCGGGGCGGAGCGGTCCGTATCGGGCCGTCATTTCGGCCATGTACGACGATCTCCGGATGCCGGAAGAGCGAGTTGTGCAGATGCAGGCCACAATCCGCTACCACGTTGGCAACATCATCCGTCGCCACATGACCCCTCGCGAGCTGGAAGCCGCGGGGCTCCGACCGGAGACCCCCATCGAGCGCCAGCGCGACGACAGGGCTGCGAAGGCTCTGGTGATCCAGGCGTACAGGGCTTCCGCTGCCGTGGAGGAGTCGACGCCTCCTCCGTCCCGCTCCCGCAAGAAGGCGGCCGACGCCGAGAGCGACCAGCCCGCCGGCCACGTCGTCAAGGCCACGGCCGATCACCTCCGTCTGGCAGAAGTCGCGCTGAACATGCTGGGCAAGTTCGATCGAAATGTGATCAAAACGCACATGACGGGCGGGCAGCGCGCCAAGCTGGACAAGGAGCTGCGGGACATGGAGCGGAAGATCGCTGGTCTGCGCAAGCTGACACAGAAGCCCAGCTCAAAGGGCTGATCGTCGCGCCACGTCAGCCGGCGCCTCCTCCGCCCTCCGGTCAATCTGGCCAGTCTGGTCAAACTAGCCCCTATTTTCCATCTTTACTAACGCGCGTTAGAGAGAAAGGAAAATAGGGGTTCAGTCTGTCTTTTTGGCCAGACTGACCGCCGGCGGAGGCGGCTAAAGAATCTTGAAACCTCGTCTGACATCTCGCTCGCTCCGCCCCATAACTAAGGCGTAAGGGAGAGCGCAGCGACGACGAGGAGGCCACATGGCCGGAGTCAGCACGATCAAGCGCGGGGGATCCCGCTTCTACGTGGACCCGGACGACGGGCGCATCAAGGTTCCGGGCGTGACGAGCATCGTCGGGATGCTCCCGAAGGACTTCCTGACGTTCTGGGCGGCGAAGCAGTCGGCGGAGGCGGCAGTCAACAACTGGGACATCGTCTCAAAGCTCTGCGAGCGTGACCCCGCCGGCGCCGTTGACTACCTCAAGAACGCCCACCGGCGCACCTCCAAGGCCGCGAGCGACCTGGGGTCGACGGCTCACGACTACTTCGAGCGCCTCGCGCGAGGGGACAGCGTCCCGCTCCGCCAGGTGCACGCCGACGTCAAGCCGCACGTCACCTACTTCAAGCAGTTCCTGGACGAGATCCAGCCCGAGTTCCTCCACCTGGAGGAGACGGTCTGGAGCGACGAGCACGCCTACGCCGGCAGCTTCGACGCCATCGCCCGTGTGGACGGCGAAGTCGTCGTCCTGGACTGGAAGACCTCGAAGGAGGTTTACGACTCCGTGGCCCTCCAGCTCAGCGCCTACCGCTACGCCAACCGCATCATCCTGGCGGACAGCGGAGAGTCGGTCGACGTCCCGCCAATGACTGGCGGAGCGGTGCTCCACGTCCGTCCGGACTCCTGGAAGTTCGTTCCCGTGGAGTGCGGGGAGGACGTCTTCGCTGCCTTCCTGGCGCTGCGCAAGGTGTTCGACTGGGAGCGCGACGGGAAGAAGGGCGTCGTCGGCCGGCCGATCGCCAAGGGCGGCGAGCTGGAAACGGGCACGATGCGGAGGGCGGCATGAGTACGAGAGGAGCAGGGCCGCTGAACTGGCGGACCGGGGCCGGATTCACTCCGGAGATCGTGCGCCAGGGGCGCTACAGGAATGGCTTTCCGAAGGATGTCGTCGTCGCCATGCTCGATGCCGCCGACGAGGCGCACATCAAGCGCCTCTACGAGGAGAACGAGGTCGGAGGCCAGGCCCGCCAGGTCGTCAGCGACGTTGCCGTGGCACTGGGCGTCGTCCTGGGCGACACCGGGCCGCGCATGTCGGTCTGGGACCCGGCGAACATGCGGCGCGTGGTGGCTGCTGCGAAGGCGCTGAAGGACGACCGTAGCGGCTGGGAGACCGAAGCCGGCAACTGGCGACAGGAGGCAGAGAAACTCCGCGACCTCCTCCGCTCCGAGCACGAGCGTGCCAACGCCGCCATCCGACGTGAGGAGGTGGCGGAGGAGCACTTCGAAGAGAAGGACAAGGAGTGTGAGGCTCTCCGCGGGGAGCTGGTCGCCCTCCGTGAAGCCTACGAGTCCAAGCCCGCAGTCATGCGGCTGGAGGGTCCGGGAGCGGAGTGGCTGGCGGAGCAGGTCAAGGAGCACGACGAACTCCGAGCCACCATCGTCAGCCAGGCGCGGGAGATCGCGCGACTCAAGGGGGAGAGCGCATGAGCTACGACTACAGCAAGCCGCCGACGGTCACCACGTCGCGGGATCGGGCTCGACTTCTGTCCGAAGAGCAGCGACGTCAGGCCCAGGGCGCCGCAGTAGCAGCCGCCTGCGTCTTCATGATCGCCGTCATCCCGCTCCAGGCGCTCGTCCTCATGCTCGTCATGGGCGCCGCCCACGGAGCGTTCGCGGCCGTCCCTGCCATCGGCTACGGGACGTCGATCATGTTCATCCTCGGGGCGGACCTGGTGATCGGCTTCATCCGGCGGCTGTTCCGCAAGTAGCGCAAGGCACACACGGGGGCGTCCACACCGGGCGCCCCCGCTTCGGCATGGGATGAGGAGAGAGCATGACCATGTACCCGGAAGAGACGCTGGACAAGTACGACGATGACGGCACGATGCCGGCGAACGTGGACACGCTGCGAGAGGCAGTGGTGGGTCGGCGGATCGTGAGTGCCGAGCGTGGCACGGCTGCGACATGGTGGGGCGGGGCCACGGACGCGCTCATCATCACCTTGGACGACGGCACACGAGTCGAACTCGCAAACTCGTACGACTGCTGCGCCAACACGGAGCTGAAGAACTTTCTTCTCCACCCGGAGAAGATCGACCACATCATCACGGGCGTCGGGACCACCGACGGTTACAACACCTGGCACATCTACGCCGACATGGGCGACGTGCTGGAGATGTCCGTGGGCTGGAGCTGCGGCAACCCCTTCTACTACGGCTACGGGTTCGAGATCACGGTCAAGGAACTGGAGGCCGCAGCGTGAGCGACGACCCGACCCGCAGTCCCGACTGGTGCTGGACGCACTCCTGTCACCGGTCCGCCTGCCCGCCCCCGCCGGCAGGGGGTCACTGATGACGTCCGAGGAGTACACCGAAGCCCTGGAGGCGGAGCGACGTACCCGCAACGCCCGCGCGAAGTACATCGTCCGCGAGGAGCACGGCGGCTTTCTGCTCCTTCGCCGCAACGGCTCCGGCCAGGCATGGGGCGTCACCTCGTACACCACGCACGCCACGGCGCAGCTCGCGGCCGACGTGCTGAACCGGCTGAAGGAGGACGAGGCGTGATCATCGCGATCCTGGCGCTCCTCGTCAGCGTTGGTCACGTCGTTATGGCCTACCTGATGCACCGCTACCCCGACGGCCCGCCCTCGCGGTAGCCACGCAAGTCGACTCACGCGAGAGGAGTTGAACTCTGATGGAACTGGTTCTGATCTGTATCGCTGGATTCCTCATCGGCTACGTGCTGGGGGAGATCCTCTTCCGCTAGCCACTCACGCACTATCCAGCCCCCGGTTGCTTCGGCGCCGGGGGCTTTCGGCGTACAACCACCGAGCAGAGGAGAGCGCAAGTGATCACCGCAGGAACCACCATCCACACCGCCGACGGCTCGTCGGTGACCATCACCCGGCGCGGGATTGAGTTCGACCTCGAAACCCGGAACGCCAAGGGCGAGACGATCAGCACCGTCGTCATGAACGAGGCGGAAGTGAAGGCGCTGCTGGACAGCGCGGGTGTCGAGCTGTACGGGAGGGCCGCGTGAGCGAGCGAGACACACTCCTGGCCCTGTTCCTCCGCGGCGGAGACGGTTCGCAGCCGGAGTTCGAGCAGGCGCTCGACGACTACGCCCACGAGTTGGCAGAGCGCGTGCGTGCGGACGTCGCGCACATCAGCTACGGGTCGGCCACGGACTACGCCAACCGGCACGCTGACCTCATCGACCCGGAGGTGTCCAGTGCCTGAATGCCCGCCTGGAGTCCACTCGATGTTCGACTTCTGCCCCGGGGACTGCAACGAGCCGATCACCGCGCGGGAGATCCTGGAGGGCTACGGCCTTCCGGACGGCGTCGTGGATGAGGCCCTAATGGCGCACGCTCACGAGCTGGCGGAGAAGATCCGAGCGCAGAGGCTCGAAGCTCCCGAAGGCTTCGTCCACCGCCAGACATGGGTCGACGCGTGGAGCGAAGGCCGTGATGACGCTGCCGACCTCATCGACCCGGAGGTGCCCTGATGGGAGCCCACATCGGCCGCTCCTGGGACGGCCCCGGCGACGTCGAAGCGCTCTGCCCCTGCCCCAAGGCACCCTGTGGTCTCGTCGACGTGGACAACGTCAGTGACGAGTGCACGCAGCATCCGCCGCTTCGCTGCAAGACGATCCGCACCGGACATCCTGAGGACGACTGCCCGGAGATTGGTCGGGACGTGGTCGTCGCGATGAAGCGGACGGCGGAGACGCGCCAGGCGGTCGTCGACGCTGCCGCCATGGGCGAGCCCGAAGGGTGTGTGAACGCCTCACTGTTTGACGCCATCGACGACTACCGAGCCGCTGTGGAGCACGAGGCCGCAGAGCGGATCCGCAACTCCGAGCGCCTCCGCGACTACACCGACGACCACATGGGCGACTGCAACGCAGCAGCCGATGCCATCGATCCGGACGTGGAGGAGACCACATGACACAGATTGACGCCAGCGAGCCCACTCCGGAAGCCGTCGCCCTGACCCGTCGCATGGACCGCTCCGACGCGTTCCGTGCGGCATACACGCTGGCCCGGTCGCTTGACTGGGGCGGCTACCAGCCGGACGTGATCGACGTCCTGAGGGTGGCCGAGTTCCTGACGGAAGGGGAGGACGACTGATGAACGAGACCACCGTGTCACTGACCGCCGAAGAGCGGGCCTTCATCCGACGGGTGCTACTCGTCTTCGCGGAGTACGGCGGGTCCGGTGAGCAGGCGAAGGCGAAGGCACTCGCCACAAAGTTCGAGGAGGAGAACTGATGGCCTGCAACCGCGACTCGCGATCGGGCGGCTGGGCCGTCACGTCCGACTACGCACCGCCCGGGACCCTCTGCCTGGAGGTCGACGAGGGCGGCTACATCGTCGTCCACAACGAGAGCCCGCTCACCGTGGCGCAGCTCCGTGCCCTGTCGAACGTGCTGGACGAGGCAGCCGCGAACCTGGCTGCGGAGATGCTGGAGGAGAACTGATGGCCAAGATCAAGAGCACAGGCACCGTCGACGTGGAGCTGACCCTCGCAGAGCTGGAACTCATCCGGCGGGCGCTGGGGCTGGTGAATAGCTTCGGCATGGTCGACGACGAGCGTCCCGCTCTCGCGCTCCTGGCGGACCTGAGCGACCTGGGGGTGACGGGATGATCAAGGAAACCGAGGCCGCAGACCTGGCCGAGATCGTCCGCCTTCTCGACGAGGCGTACGAGCACTACTTCAGCCACGAGAGCCACTGCAAGAGCGACGAAGGGTACGTCGGGCTGCACTTCAACAACGTGCACGACCGCCGGTCGGGAGATGCGTTCGGGATCGAGAGCGTAGACGTCTACAGCTACGCGCTGGGCCCGAGCCGGATGCACACCTTCCCCTCGACGTCGGCTGCCCTGGAGGCCGTCAAGGAGTGGCACGCCACGGAGATGGCGTACGACCCGGCTTCTACGTGGACGGAGGAGACCCCTTGAGCATGGCCGACCTCGTAGCCGCTGGCGCCCCGGAGCTGCCCAGCGGGTGGTTCTATCGGGTCAAGTCCGATGGTCTGGGCTTCCTCGAAGTCGAGATTCGCCAGCACCGTAAGCGCTTCGGTTCGCGGCTGCTGGCCAGCGCCTACGTCCGCGAGGACGAGCCCAACGGCCGACGTGCCGTGGGCGCCGCGTGCCGGGCAGCGCTGCGCACGATCCACGCGGAAGGAGAGCACGCTCGTCGGCTTCGACAGGCGTCCTTGTTGCTCGGAGACCACGACCCGCGGGGAGGCCGCTGACATGTTCGGAGCACAGACACCGTCCGTCGACGAGCAGCGTCAGACGTTCATGGAAGGGCTCATGACCATCCGCTCCACCGTCATCGCGCCGCTCTTCGACACGGCCGACGGCATGAAGGCGGACCTGGCCGCCCGCGGGTGGTCGGAGACCGTCGCGGAGCAGCTCGCCGCTGTGTGGCTGGCGTCGATGCTGGCGAAGGTGGGGGAGGCGGCGTGAAGAAGCCTCGTCTGCTTGACCTTTTCTGCTGCTCCGGCGGCGCAGGGGAGGGCTACTTCCGGGCCGGATTCGACGTCGTCGGCGTCGACATCGTGGAGCGTGAGCGTTACCCGCATCTGTTCGTCAAAGCCGACGCCCTGGAGATCCTGCGGAACGTTGACTACGTCCGCACCTTCGACGCCGTCCACGCGTCTCCGCCGTGTCAGGCGGCGTGCGCGCTGACCAAGGGGACGAACCAGCACCTTGCCCCGAACTACGACGACCTCTACGACGAGACCAAGGAACTCATGGAGGCGGCCGGTGTTCCGGGCGTCATTGAGAACCCGTCCGCCCGTCCGGACGTCGTGCTGTGCGGGGAAATGTTCGGGCTGGGTGTGCTCCGCCACCGGAACATCGAGCTCGTCGGCTGGACGACTGACTTCAAGTTCAAGCGCGACCACCGGAAGCACCGGGGAAGGGTCCGCGGACTGCGTCACGGCGTCTGGTACGACGGCCCCTACGTCGCTGCGTACGGCAACGGGGGCGGCAAGGCGACGGTCCCGGAGATGCAACGGGCCATGGGCATCACGTGGACCGACGTCCGCGAGGAGCTGACCGAGGCCATCCCGCCGGCGTACACGGAGTGGATCGGTGAGCGGCTCATGGCGCACGTCATGGGCGACGAGATGAGGGAGGCGGCGTGACGTACACCCTTGCCGACGCCATCCGCGACCAGTTCGAGCGCGACCACCCGGGCGGCAAGAACACTCTGAAGTGCACGTCCTGTCGACGGAGAAGGGATCGCCAGGAGTTCCGCAAGCTGCCCAGCCACGGCCGCGCGCCTCGATGCAAGGGGTGTGAGGGCGAGCAGTGGTGGCTTATCCACTGGGCGCGCACGGGATGGGAGTTGGAGCAGGCCCGGGAAAGGCTCCGCATGTACCAGCGGTACGCCCAGCGGCTCCGGGCGGAGCGGTATGACGGGCCGCCGTTGCGGATCGTGCTGGGGATGGGGCAGGACGGATCGGGGCTGAACCTGGAGGCGCTTGAGAGGCCGCACAAGCTCGTCTCACTGGGTCCGCCGATGTCGGTTGCCCGGCTGCCGTCCGGGGCGCTCAGCAAGGCACACACGCTCGCAGAGGAGGACTTCAGATGAGCCGCATCACCATCACTCCACGCTTCGTCCTGGACTACACCGTCGGCCGGTATCACGGCCAGGTGGAAGTCGTGACGAAGGACATCGGCGCCACGATTGGGACGGAGATCCTGGACGAGAACGGCGTACGGATCTGCTCGTACAAGCCGGGGACGAGGTACTCCGACCGCGCAGAGGAGATCGCGGAGGAGCACCTCCGGAAGGCGCTGGAGCTGTGGTTCCGGCGCCCTCTGAAGTCCGTCGAAGCCATGGAGCCGAAGGAGGCAGTGGCGTTCTGCCTGCGCGTCATCGTGGCCGACGAGCAGCCCTGGAACCCCGACGAGGAAGAGGCTGACCCGTGGCTGTGACAACCCCTCTCCCGGGTGACTTCGCCCTGACCCGCATCGAGGGCATCACCGGCCGACTCGTCGCTGCCGGCCAGGCCCTCGTCGGCGACGCTGCACCGGTTCAGCATGCGTTCGTGTACGTCGGCATGGGCAAGGTCGTCCAGGCCATGCCGGGCGGGGCAGAGCTGATTCCGATCGAGGAGGCGAGCCCAGTTGTTCAGTGGTCGTCGGGGAAGTTCGATCTGACGGGCGACCAGCGGCGGAAGATCGAGCAGGAAGCCGCCGCTCTAGTCGGCACCCCGTACAGCTTCCTGGACTACGTCTCGATCGCCCTCGCCCATTACCGGATTCGACCGGTGTGGGTGCGGGACTTCGTGGCGGACACGGGGCACATGATCTGCTCCCAGCTCGTCGACGAGGTCTACCTCCGCGCCGGCGTGCACCTCTTCGACGACGGGCGGCTGCCCGGGGACGTCACGCCGGGGGATCTGTGGAAGCTGCTGAACCCGCGACGTGTGACATCGACGGACCGAGACTTGAGGAGGCTGGCGTATGGATGAGCAGTGTGCGTGCGACAGGCAGACCCTCTTGGAAGTTCACACCGCAGATGTGTGCTACGACCTGCGTGACGTGGCGCGATGGTGCGACGAGAGCCGGCGTGCCCGCGCCAAGATCGAGAGCGTGGAGCGGGCGCACGACGACGCTGTCCGTGAGCGCAATGCCGCCGTGGACAACGTGGAGCGCCTACGGGAGTTGCTGAAGGACGCCCGCGCGGACGTCGACTACTTCCAGGAGTGGGCGGAGTTCAACGGCCGGCGCCTGAACACCTGGATCGCGTGGCAGCGCCGTTACCGCCTCGCCTGGCTCTCCGCCCGTCGACGTGCTGCGGAGGAGTCCAACCTCGGGGCGGAAGCGGTGCAGTACCTCGCCGCCGACCGGGATCGCTGGCAGCGCCGTGCGGAGACAGCGGAGGCTCGTCTCCTGGGCGACGACTAGGCCACGCAAGTCGGCTTACGTGGACCGAAAGATCTTGGCGATCTCGTCTGACATCTGATCGCCTCCGCCCCATAACTAAGGCGTAAGGGAGCGACGCTCCCGAACCTCACAGCCATCTACGAAAGGCATTCACACATGGCGAACAACCTCAAGGCCATCTGGGAGACCGACCCCGACGCCAAGCCCAAGGAGCGCACCTTCAGCAACGACTACGTCGGCCGCTTCCGGAGCGGGCGCCTCGTCGGCAAGCAGCCGGAGAGCCTGAACGAGTGGCGCGTGACGACGGGCGACCCGGTCGTGGCCGCCAAGGTCGCGGAGCTGCTCGGTGGGGAGCCGGCGGAGTGGGAGACCGACAAGGAGGACTCCACCGAGATCCTCACCGACGCCGCCTCGGTGGAGATCATCATCGAGAACTCCGACGCGCTGGATGCCTCGATGAAGCTGTTCGGCATGAGCGGCCTCGTCCACCACTGCGACGGCGTCAAGTTCCTCTCGCCCGAGGAGGAGAAGGGCGACCCCTGCGGCTGCCCGCCGGCCTTCCAGGACCGTAAGGACCGGGCCAAGTCGGGTCGCGGGCCGAAGCCCAGCGTCGACCTGACGTTCAAGCTGGCCGACGCCCCGGAGCTGGGTCTCTTCCGTTTCAACTCCGGCTCATGGGAACTCGTCAAGGTGCTCCACAACGTCATCGCGGACATCGACAAGACCGGCGGCCGGGAGTACGCGGACGACGACACGGTTCTGGAGAAGGGCGTCGCCGTCCGGGCCACGCTGAGCATCGAGAACGTGAGCTACACCACGAAGGCTGGCCGGGACGTGAGCTACAACAAGCCGGTCATCAAGGTCACCGGCGTCGCGGAGGCCGCTCAGCCGGCAGACCTGCCGATGGCTGCCTGACCCACCGCACGACACACGCCGCCCCTCCCGGATAGAGGCCAGGAGGGGCGGCGTAGTCACGAGCATACACAGCAGAGGAGAGAGGCCGACATGGCACGCACACCACTGACCGACTTCACGGGCGCGGAGATCAAGCCCGGCAAGCTGATCACCTTCTCCACCCGGCGCGGAAACCGTGTCCGCGTCACGGAGGCGGTGGTCGTCGAGACCAAGACCAACCGCGCGGCGGGCCGGGTGGTGCCTGTCCTGACCGTCCGCCCCACGGGCCGGGAGTCAGGCATCAGCGCCCGCAAGACACTCGGGCTGCGAACCATCGGCGCGGAACATGTGGTCGTCATCGGCGACGCGGAGGGACAGGCATGAGCAGCGAGTTCAAGGTGGGCGACAAGGTCCGGGTCCTGGCCGGCGGTGAGGGCGTCGTGACGTACGGCCCGTTCAACAGCACCTTCGACACGTACAAGATGTACGTCGTCAAGCAGGATGGCGACGACGAGCGGGCGTTCAAGAACGTCGACCTGTCGCCGCTGCCCGCGTTCGCCGTCGGCGACAAGGTGACGTCGGGCCTGGCCGAGTACACCCTCCACGCCGGTCCGTTCACCGGCCGGTTCGGAGATCACTTCTGGGTTCTGGAGCGACCCGACGGTACGCACGTTTGGGCGCGTGCCGACTCCCTCACCAAGGTCGAAGCCCCTGCCCTCGTCCCTGTCGGCACCCGCGTGCGGGTCGACCGGGCGAAGTACGCGGAGAACATCCACGGTGAGGTCGGCGCTGTCACGAGCAACACCGCGACCTTCGCTGCCGAGGATGACGACCGGCACCGCTACCGCGTGGAGCTGGGCCGGGACGCCGGCTTCGTTTACGCCGCCGAAGTCACCCCTGTCGACGAGTCGGCCGACGGCTTCAAGTACGAGGGCGTCACGTACAAGTACGGCGTGCCGTACACCGACTGCGACGGCGATACCTGGACGTTCGAGCGGCCCACCAGAGCTGGGGCGGCTCCGAAGTCGGACAGCAACTCGTACCGCATCGGCGAGAGCCTGGCGTACGTCGTAGATAACTACCGCCCGCTCACCACCGACTAACCACCCCGCCCCCGGCGCCCACGTGGCCCGGGGGCTGAGTGCGTAGGAGCACCACCGAGACGAGGAGACCCGCATGGCAACCGCACAGCGCGGCACCCGCACGCGCACCGTGGAGGAGACAGTCGTCGTTCTCACGCTGACGGAGGACGAGGCGGACGCGCTCGAAGCGCTGGTCCTCGGTGAGTCCGGCGCTGTGATGGAGCGCATCTACTGGGCGCTTCGGCAGACCGAGCCGCCCGCCCCGGCGGCCGACACGTTCGAATACAACGGCGTGGTGTACGACCTGGGCGCACAGTACAGGGACCAGGACGGCGACGTGTGGTCGTTCACTGGGAGGCTCAGCGGCGACGGTATCCCGCGTGCGACATGCATCGGGAACGCCAGCAGTGTCGCCACCATTGCGATGATCGCTGACAGCTGCGGCCCCCTCACCAAGGTCACCCCGTGACCACCACCCACACCATCGACGCCGCCAACGCCCCGGCCCTGGGTGACATCAGGGCCGCCGGCGGGGAGGCCGTGATTCGGGTGCGGAGGAGCGCGACGGAGCGCAAGGACTTCGCGAAGTACTGGCTGGCGATCGGAACCGCCTTCGAGCGCGGGGCCATCGTCGACGTGATCAACAGGGAGGTGGGCTGATGGCCCGGCGATACGTCAGCGACGACCAGCAGATGTTCCGCGTCATGGTTGTCCGGCGTCAGCGTCGCGACAACCCAGACTGGGAGCGAGGCAACATCGACTCCCCGCGGTTCTTCTGGGACGGCCCGAAGTACAGCACCGCGTACGGCCCGTACAACTCGATTGGCACCGCCCGCGGACAGCTCACGTTCCACACAACGGACGTCTACGGCGAGACGCCGAAGGGCGTCGTGGGCGGCTGGATCGAGAAGGCTACGACGACCTGGGAGCGGGTGGAGTAGTGAACCACGACCCCACCCTCCGCATCGTCCGGGCCGTCCCCGACGAGGAGCCTGTCACCTTCAGCCAGCCGCGCAGCGTATATGCCTCGTGGGGCTGGCTCACCGAGGAGTTCATGAGGGAACTGGAGGAGCAGTGAGCGAGTGCACGTTGTCACCTGACGGTGACTGGGTGAGTGCGGGAACGTTCGATTTGCGGATCGTGGGTAGCGACCCGCTTGGTACCTTCCGTGTCCGGCCGACGTCGTCGACAGAGCCGCGCCGCTTCAGGGACTGCGACGGCGGCACCTGGACCGAGTTCGAGCCGGGCTGGCTGCGGCTGACGGAGCGCGTCGGCGGCGAGACGATGTTCGTTGGCACAGAGGACAGCATGGAGGACGTCAGGGACACACACGGACCCCTCACCGAGATCCGCCCCGACGTCGACGTCCGCGCACTCCTGGCCGACGTGCTGGAGGAACTGGGGGAGGAGCTGCGCGGCATCACCGACTGGAAGGACACGGCGCCTTACCTGATGGGCGAGCGGCTGCACACGATCTTCGTGGGTAAGGCCCGAGAGCTGCGGGAGGAGAGCGCATGAACGACCGAGAGATCACAGACCTGTGGGTGGAGATCGCCCGAGACATCGGCCCCTCGTCCGCTACCGCTGTGCAACGGCTCATGGCAGGCATGGCGGAGCGGCAGGAGCAGCGACTTCGGGAGCAGATCGCCGACGAGATCGACGACCGGGGCTACGAACTCCGCAGCTCCGATGATGGCATCAGCCGCGAAGAGTGGGGCTGCTACGGCGAGGCTGCGGAGATCGCGCGGAAGGGGGTTGCCAGTGTCCGGGACGAGTGACCTTCCGGAGATTCGTCCAGTGCCTGATGAACCGGGGCTCTGGGTGACGTCCGATGGGCGCGTGCTTCGAGAAGCGAAGCTGTACAGCGGCGCCTCCCGGTATCTGAAGGTGACGTTGAACGGGCGGTGCCGAAGCGTTCACCGTACGGTGTGCGAAGCGTTCCACGGTCCTCCGCCCACAGCGTTGCATCAGGTCGCACACGGCAACGGAGACCCGCACGACAACCGCGCGGAAAATCTGCGGTGGGCTACGGCTCGGGAAAACTACGCAGACCAGGTAGTTCATGGCACGTCTGGACAGGGGGAGCGTCACTACTCCACGAACCTCACGGAGGACGACGTTCGCAGTATCCGACGCCGGGCGATGGCGGGTGAGCGTCAGTGCGATCTCGCCGACGAGTTCAGGATGTCGCGGCCCGGCATCAACAACCTGATTCATGGGAGGTCGTGGGGCCATGTCAGCTAACAAAGCCCGCGGCACAACCTGGGAGTCCGCCGTCGTCGCCTACCTCCGCGAGCATCACAACCCGGGCGCCCGCCGGAACGTCCAGATGGGCGCCAAGGACATCGGCGACATCGACGGCTACTACCTCCACGCCCTGGAGGCGAAAGCGGAGAAAGCCATCACCCTCTCCTCCTACATCGCACAGGCCAACCGGGAGGCGGTCAACGCCAGCCAGCCCTATGGGTGCGCGGTGGTGAAGAGGCGGATGAAGGGCACGGCCGACGGCTACGTGGTGCGCGACGTGGCGACGGACGTGCGGCTGATGAACCGCTTCCGTGACGCGGAGGAGTTGCTCAAGGAGTACCAGTTCGACGTCTGGTACGAGCACGATCAGCACCACCGAGCCGCGTAAGTCGACTCACGCAAGGCCCCAGCCCCCGGTGACTTCGGTCCCGGGGGCTGAGTGCGTAGCGAGACCGCCCACCACGAGAGGAGAGCCGTGCGACTGACCGAGATCCTGGGGCGCCTGAGCGGGGTCGTCGATGACCACGACGGCCACCTGGCGCTCTGCCCAGCGCATCGAGACCGCACCACCCCGAGCCTCAAGCTCACGCTGAAGGAGAACGGCCAGCTCCTCTACGTCTGCCGGGCCGGCTGCGCTCAGAAGGACGTGGGCGCCAAGATGAAGGAGCTGGGGCTCGACCCGTCCGACTTCTTCAACGTCGACAGCCAGGGCACGAAGACCATCTCCGCCAAGGCCCCGGAGACCGTCGGCCCCGGCGAGATCGCCGGACTCCGCGCGTTCATCGACGAGACGTCGGCCGCACTGCCGGACACGGAGCAGGCGACGACCTACCTGGCCGACCGCTTCGGGCTCACAGTCGATCAGGCGGAAGACCTGGGCGTCGGATACGCGTCGCCGGGTGACCGTCCGCAGCCATGGTTGTCCCGTGGCTTCACCCGCCACCCGCGCATCAGCGTCCCCCTCTACGGCTTCGACGGCGTCGCTCGTGGGCTCCAGGGGCGCGACATCGGCGGCAAGTGCCCCGCCCGCTGGGTCAGCCTGACGAACCCGGACGGGCGGACGTGGGCGAAGTGGGGGCTACTCACCGCCGGCACGGGGTACGACGTGGTGCTGGTGACCGAAGGGCCCGGCGACGGGCTGACGGCGGTGGGCGTCGGCTACGACGCGCTGCTGATCCGCGGGGCTGGGATCGCTCGGAACGCTGCTCTCGTGGCGGAACTCGTGACCCACCTCCGTGGCCGTGACGTCGTCCTTGCCTTCGACCCGGACGACTCCGGGGCCCGCGGAATCAGTCTTCTGGCCAAGGCCCTGGACGACGACGGCAACACCCCGAGGCAGCTCCGGTTCCCCAACGCCAAGGAGGATCTGACCGCCTGGCGTGAGAGGACACCAGAGACCTTTGCCAGCGAGCTGCACGCCGCCGTCCGCACTGCTCCCGTCGTCGACCTGATGCCGGAGCCCATCCCCGAATCGCCGAAGGAGGAATTGGACATGTCGGCTACCGACGCTGCACTTCAGACAATGAGCCTCTCCTCCCGCGAGACGTTCGACATGACGGACGCCGGCATCGCCGTACGTCTACGTGACTACATCGCCCGAAACGGCGGAGGGGTGCGGCACGCTGCTGGACTCGGGTTCCTCGTCTGGGATGGCAAGGTTTGGTCGCCCGGAGGCGACGAGGTTCGTGCGGCATTGCTTCAGATGGGGGCAGAGCTGATCAGCAGCGGTGACGACGGGGCGCGGAAGCTGGCGATCAAGGCACTGAGCAACCTCTCCATCAAGAACGTCATCGAGGTTCTCCCGTCCGTGCCTGGCGTGCGAGCCGATGCCATGTCGTTCGATGCGCACGATGAGTTGCTCTCGGTGGCCAACGGGACGATCGACCTGCGGACCGGCAAGCTTCGACCGCACGATCCGGCAGACCTGATCACCAAGCGACTGGAGATCGCGTACCACCCTGACGCCAAGGCTGAACGGTGGGAGCAGTTTCTCCGCGAGGTGTTTCCGAATCACCCTGAGATGCCTGCCTTCGTACAGCGGCTGACGGGCTACGGGATCACCGGCTACACCTCCGAACAGCTCTTCGTGATTCACCACGGCGGAGGCAAGAACGGCAAGACGGTTTATACGTCGACCACCAGCCACGTATTCAAGGGCGCAGTCCAGAACAGCGAATTCACGACCTTCGAGAAGACGCCGGAGGAGGGCGCCCCGTCTCCGGGACTGGCGCGCCTCCGCGGCTACCGCATGGTCCTGGCGTCGGAGAGCGAGAAGTATGCGCGACTTGCGGAGCCGCTCATCAAGCGACTGACGGGTGACGGGAACATCATCACCACGCGGTTCCTTCATCAGAATCCGTTCTCCTACCGGCCGCAGTTCCTTTTGCAGGTCGAGACGAACTACAAGCCGGCCATTTTGAGCCAGGACTACGGGATCTGGCGTCGTGTAAAGCTCATTCCGTGGGAGGCCGTGTTCGACGGTCCGAAGCAGGACCCGCAGCTCCAGGCAAAGCTAAGAGCGGAGTCGGAGGGCATCCTCGCTTGGGCGGTTCGAGGGGCCGTGGAGTGGTTCGCGCACGGCCTCAATGAGCCTTCTACCGTTGCCACCGCCACCCAGGACTACCGCGAGTCGGAAGACCGGCTCCAGGAGTTCCTGAACGCCTGCACCATTCGCGAGGACGACGCGCGAGTGGCTCCCATGGCCATCCGCCGCACATACGCGGAGTGGGCCGAGGATGCCGGCCTGGACCGTAAGGAGCGGCTTTCGGGGTGGGCCCTTGCGATCGAGCTGGAAAGCCGCGGGTTCAAGAAGGACAAGCGCCAGGGGGCGTGGGGTTTCAACGGCTTGCGCCTCATGACCGACGAGGAGCGCAGCATCGCGAGTCGACTCGCGGAGGTCGTCGACGTGACGCCCGTCGACGCCGGTTCGACGGACATCTTCAACCAGCCGAAGGAGGCAGCGTGAATGAAGAGTGGAGGACGTTGCCTGAGTTCCCGGGCTACCAAATCAGTTCCCTTGGCCGAGTGATGGGGCCCGATGGCCTTCTCAAGCTGTGGAAGTCAGGGAAGGGGTACCGATCTGCCGGGCTGGTCGTGGGTACCGCCCGCCGGATTGAGTACGTACACCGACTGGTGACGTCGGCCTTCCACGGCCCCCAGCCAGCCGGGAAGACAGACGCATCTCACCTGAACGGAGTTCGGTCAGACAACCGAGCCGAAAACCTCATGTGGGAAAGCCGGTCGGAGAACCTCGCCCGCACAGAGGGGCACGGCACGAAGCTTCGTGGAGAGCGGGCTAACGGAGCTGTTCTTACGGAAGACGACGTGCGCGAGATGCGCCGCTGGCACGCCGCGGGTGAGACCCAGGTGTCTATCGCCAAGGACTTCCCCGTGACCCGGCACCTGGTTGGTCTTGTTGTTCGACGGCAGCGATGGGGGCACGTAGCATGAGGCACTTCACCTTCCCCCTTCTGGGGCGCGAGTTCCCCGTATCAGTACCCGAGCGGCCGGAAGACCTGGCCCACTTCATCGCATGGACCTCCCGCCAGACGCAGCCCGTGGCCGTCGACACGGAGACGCACGGCCTGTCGGTCCTCTCCGGCGACCCGGAGTACGTCCGGATGGTTCAGTTCGGCAGCCAGGAAGAGGCGTGGAACATCCCCACGGAGCTGGGGGCGCCGTTCAAGGAGGCGGCCCGAACCGCGCTCCGGATCCTCATCGACGGCGTCGGCATCACGGGCCACAACTGGGCTGGCTTTGACGCCCCCGCCCTTCACGTCCATCTGGGCATCCCGTACGACGACCTGTGCAAGAACGCCGTCGATACGATGCTGTGCTCCAAGCTTGTCGACCCGCGGGCGATCCAGGAGGGTGGCGTCGGCTCCAGTTTGAAGCCCTTGTCTGACCACTACATTGACCCGACGGCGGCCGACACTCAGGGCGACCTCACGGCGGTCTTCCGCTCGCTCGGGCTGACGAAGGCGGTCGGCTTCAGCCGGATCGACCTGTGGCACCCGATTTACCAGTCGTACGGCGGGGGTGACGTCCTGCTGACCGCGCGCCTCCGCCCCAAGCTGGAGGAGAAGCTTCGCCTTCTGGGTGTCCCCCAGCGCCTCGTCGACTACGAACATGAGATCGCCCGCATCTGTGGCCACATGCAGATCCGCGGCCTTCTCCTGGATCAGGACTACACCCGGCGCCTGGCCGACGAGCTGGGGGAGGAGGAGGCCACTCAAACCGCCATCGTCCGCACCTACGGCGTGGAGAAGCTGGGTTCTCCCGCGCAGATCGCGGAGGCGCTCATCGGGATGGGCGAGTCCCTCACGGAGCGAACGGCCGGTGGGGCGGTGAAGGCCGACAAGAGCGTCCTGTCTGCCCTCGCCGACATGGACCTGTACGGCAACCGGCTGCACGTCCGCACCCCGAACCCACTGGCCGTCGCCGTCATCAAGGCGAAGCGGGCGGGGAAGTGGAAGAGCGCCTACGCGGACAACTTCCTCACGTCGCTGGACCGCAACGGGCGGATCCACCCGGGCATCCGGACCATGCAGGCGCGGACCGGGCGTATGTCCGTGACGAACCCCGCCGTCCAGACGCTCCCGTCGGGAGACTGGAAGATCCGGCGGTGCTTCCTGGCGGAGCCGGGGGAGCGGATCATCTCCGTTGACTTCCAGGCCGTGGAGCTGCGCGTCCTGGCGGCACTTGCCGGCGTGAAGCGGATGAAGGAGGCAATCAGCCAGGGGCGTGACCTCCACTCCTTCACCGCGGAACTGGTCTTCGGCCCGGACTTCACCCCGAAGCACCGCAAGATCAGTAAGGCGATCGGCTTCGGCGTCGTCTACGGGGGCGGCGCGAACACGATTCAGCGGCAGACCGGCGCCCCTATGGAGGAGGTCAAGCGCGCCGTTGCTGCGTACCACCGGACCTATCCGGAGGTGCGACGGGCTGCGAACCGGTGGCAGCGCGAGGCGTTCTCCAACGGCATGGTGACAACGTCGGTGACCGGTCGGCGGCTCCCGCTGGACCGCGACAGGACGTACGCCGTGACGAACTACCAGGTTCAGAGCGCCGCACGAGACTGCCTGGGCCAGGCGCTGATCAACATGGAAGAGGCCGGGCTCCTGCCTTACCTTCGCTTGCCGGTACACGACGAAGTCATCGCCTCCGCGCCGGCTGCGGAGGCCGCTGACGTCGGGCGGGCGATCGGGGAGTGCATGACGTTCGATCTCTTCGGTGTGCCGATCGAGTCGGACCCGGAAGTGGGCGGCCGGAGCTGGGGCTCGCTGTACCTGCCCGACGATCAGCGAGCCGATCACGACGAGTGGTACGCCGCCAACCCGGTGGCGGCATGACGCCCCGTCGTCTCCCCGCTCCAACCGGCCAGCGTCTGACCGTAGTTGACCGGACGGTGGCGGGAAAGCGCCCTTCCACCGTCCGTTCCCCGAGACGACCCTGTCCCATTGGTCCCCCTACGCGCGCCATGGAGCCGCCCTCCGGCCCCTCTCGTCGTGACGTACTGCGACGGTGGGAGGAGCTGGAGTGGTGGAGCTGTGCCTACTGTGACGCCTCGTTCGGCCCGATGGTTGTAGCGGAAGTGGACCACGTAACTCCGCTTGCGAGGGGTGGCGTTCACGAATGGTCCAACCTCGCCCCGGCGTGCGCCAGCTGCAACCGAGCGAAGGCTGACCGGGACATGTCCGACTGGCTGCACGTCCTTGCAGGTCAGTTGCATACGGAGCGCGAGGTTACGGCTACGGAACGGAATCTTCTGCCCGCGCGACACGTTCACACTCCCGACACACAGGTCACGAAAAAGTAACAAGTCAATCGCTGAACAATCCTATGTCGGCCGACATAACCGCAGGTGGGAATGGTCGACCGACATAAGTACGACTAACAGAGGGTCAGCATCTAGGGGGTAAACCGCCACAAACCCCCCGTAGTACGGCCTCTGACTCAGCCACACCTTCATTGCCCGGGGAGGGCTCGTGACCTACAGTCCAAATCACGTCGCAGACGGACAGCACCTGACGGACCTTCTGAACACGCTTGAGCGTGACCTGATCGAACTTCGCCAGATGGTGTCGGCCTACGACGACGCAGTAACCATGCCGGGCCGACGGCCCGACGTGGACCCGGACGGGACCGGCCGGCGGATGACCGCCGACCCCTCTCGTCCGACGGAGATCATCGCCCTGGATGGCGCCCGAGCGGCGCTCAAGGAACAACTGGAAACCGGTGCCAAGGGCGTGGCTTACGCCATCGCATATGTCCGCGGCACCACAGCATCAATGGACCGCACCCTCGCCCACTGGGAGGGGGAGGAGGCGGCTCACATCCCGGGGGGATGCCATGCACTACGTACTGACGGGGCCTCGCTCGACGACGGCTCAGATGCTGGACCTGGCGGAGCTGTCGGGCCTGACGGGGCTTCCGCTACTGCACACCGCTGACGAGATGGCCCTCCTGGATGCCGCCGGCCTGTACCGGGCCCCCGGCTGGGACTCCTGCCCTCTCGCCCTGGCCGACGTCGACACTGCCGACGCTTACGGCCTCCTGATCAAGGATCTCTAGCCCACGCAAGTCGACTCACGTGGCCCTCAGGAAGCGGGGGCCCGTGAGCCGGGAGAAGTGCGCCCTGACGCGGATCTAGCTGTGTGATGCAGCCCACAAAAGTCTCGTCTGACATCCCGCTCGATCCGCCCCATAACTAAGTCACACGAAGCACACACGAGGAGACCCCATGGCAACGCCCGTCGCAGTGACCACCTCTCAGATCCAGGCCGCGCAGGGCGGCGACCAGACCGCCATGTGGGAAATCATCGACGCGTTCGAACCGATGATCCGCCACGCCATCCGCACTGTCGCGCCGGCCGCGCAGGACGAGGACGCGGAGGATCTGCTCCAGGAAGGGCGGATCGTCCTCATCCAGCACATCCGTCAGTACGACACCGAAGCGTCGTCGGCCTCGCTCAGCTCATATGCGTACCGGGCCCTCAACCGCGCCATTGCGGAGGAGTGGGTCCGGATGTCCAACGCCTTCAAGGTCGACCCGACGAAGGTCATCCGCGTCCGCCGCGCACTCTGGGAGGCAGAGGGCAAGGTCGAAGACGCCTGGAAGATCGTATCGGAGAAGGCCGACCCGACGCATCGCATGTCACGTGAAGCGTTTGTGAGCGTGTGTGAAGCGCTTATGGGCGTGGACAGCCTGGAAGGCCCGGACCACAGCGGCGGATGGAGCGGTGAGGGCGTGCGCGGGGGCGGTGCCACCCTCGCCGACACCATCCCCGACAGCTCCGCCGACTTCACCGACCAGGCAGAGCGCAAGGCGCTCGCGCATTACCTCCTGGGTGAGATCCCGCAGCGTCAGGCGTACGCCCTGCGCGCCTTCTACGGCATCGGCATGCCGGAGACCCCCGACCACGACACGGCGGCCGACCTCGGCATCCGCGTCCCCAATCTCCGCCAGCTCCGCAGTGAGGGGAAGAGGAGCTGCCGCACGGTAGCCCACTCCCACGGGTTGGCTGCGTAAGCCATTTACATCAACGAGACGAGCAACCATGACCCGCATCCCTTCCCTCGACGACTACGACCTCCAGGGCGTCCGCCCCGAGGAGGCCGCCCTCTGGGGCGGTGACGTCCTCCTGGCCGTCGAAGCCCGAGCCGACGGCGACCTGATGGACGGCGCCGAGACCAACGACTAGCCCACGCAAGTCGACTTGCGTGGATCCCGAGAGCGACAGAGGAGAGAGCATGACCGAGTACATCGCGCAGTGCAGGGCCGGGCGCTACGACAAGATTGTGGCCCGCGTCGACGGGGACTCCGTGGAGCTGGCCGCCACGTCCCACGGCGCGCACAAGATGGAGACCTACCTGGACACCGCCGACGCCCGCACCTTCGCCCGCGGCATCCTGGCCCTGGCCGACGAGGTGGACGGGGGAGAGGTGGAGCCGGCGGAGGACAGCCGTCCGAAGGTGGGGGACCTCCTGCGCGTCACCAAGGACTACCCGCGACACGCCCCCGTGAAGACTGGCGACGTCATTACGGTGTCCGTCACCGACTATGACAGCCCCGGCGGCCGTGAGGACCACGTGCGGTTCACAGCCAGCGGGGATGGCCCCAACGATTATCAGTGGTTCGTCCCGCTGTCCGCCGTGGAGCCGGTCATCGACGAGCCCGTCGCCCCGACGACCACCGCAGTCACGACCCCCACCCGTGAGGCGCACCTGCGCCTGGCCGCCGAGCTGATGGGCGACAACCCGTACTCCGCGCGCAGCCTGATCGAGCTGGCCGACTACCTGGCGGGAGAGAACGCATGAGCGACGTCAAGGTGGGCGACCGAGTCGAGATCACGCAATACCGCCGGAACGACGACTACGGTAACGGCCGTACCGGGGTGGTCCTTCAGATCGACACGGACGACGTGCCCTTCCTCGTGGAGACGGACACCCGGGGGCAGATGTGGGCCTGTGAAGTCCGCAAGCTGGACGCCCCTACCGCCACCCGTGAAGCCCTCGTGACCCGTGCCAAGGAACTCCTGGCCGACACCCCGCACACCGTCATCGACATCATCAACATGGCCAACTTCCTGTCCGGTGGTGAGGCATGAACGACAGGTTTCTGACCTTCAACCCGCACCGCAGCAGCGCGTGGGCCAGCAACAACCAGGAACGCCACGTCCGCACCGCCTTGGCACGGGGCCGGCGATGGGGCGTGAAGGTCATGGTGTGGGAGAACGTCGACGGTGACTGGCGTCTGATCGAAGACCCGGACACCTACTTCGCGGAGTAGCGCATCGAGGGCCCGGGGCTACGGCTCCGGGCCTTCCACGTAAGTCGACTCACGCGAGTTTCGGTGAGGGGGTTATGTCGGTCGACATACCTGTGCCATAGTGGACTCACGCCAGGGGCTCACGGAGGGTCCGGCGGGGGAGGGAACTATGAAGGTCTACGAGCGCACCGAGAACGGCACCGCCACTCAGGTCTCCGTCAAGGAGGGCCTGGCGGAGATCAACGACGCGATGATGGCCGGTAAGCGCGGGGTCCGGACGATGTCCTCCATCTCCCGCACGGACTACGCCATCGAGTACAAGGACGGTCGTAGCGTCCGGCTGGTCCAGGTCGACGCACCGGAGGAGTCGGCCGACGAGGACTCGTCCCCGTGGGCGGTGGCGAGTCACCGAATGCTGCTGCACAAGTTCACCGAAGCCACGGAGAACGGCCGCGCGGTCTGCAACAGGAGCTTCCGGCCCTGGCGGTACGGCAACGGGTACGACTTCAAGACCCGGACCGAGCGCGAGGCATCCCAGTACGCGGACCTGTACACCTTCTGCCCTCGGTGCGACGCGAAGTAGATCCACCCGCCCCGCATAGGCAAGCCCTGACACCCCCAGCGCCAGGGCGCGCGGTTCGAATCCGCGGCGGGGCACTCCATCACTCCGACCACAGGAGGCATCATGTCCGCCGACATCCAGCGGGAGATCGACGACGCCAAGCTGGAGGAGCGCAGACGTCGCACCGCGGAGCGCGACCTCCCCCTCCTGGAGGACTACGACGACGGCTTCGGGCTGCCGTGGGAGGAAGCGGCATGATCTACACGACCCTCTTCATCCTCGCCCGTGACCTCCGCCGGGGCGACGAGTTCGATCTCCACCGTCGCACCCGGACGGCCGCGTACGACGCCGTACCGGCGGGGCGGGAGAGCGTCCGCGTAGCCTTCACGAACGGTGGCTTCGCCTACCTCCCCGCGGACTGCGAGATCCGCGTCAGCCGGCCGACGGGGGAGACCCTGTGCGCTACCGCGTGACGCTGGAGTCCGGTCGATCGGCCCTCGTCGACGACGTCGCCCAGCGCCACTTCCTCCGCCAGGCTGCACGGCGGGGCGACGAGCGGACCCGGGTGCGCGGCGGATGGGTCGTCACACTGCCCGGGGGAGCGCTCGTGGCGCTGCTGCGTGAGTCGACTTACGTGGATTTCGTGCAGGGGGTTATGTCGACCGACATAACTGTGTCATGATGGTGGAACACCGCAAGGGACTCACGAAGGAGAGCATCATGGACATCGACCCGCGCAGGCACATCCCGGCAAAGTTCAATCTGGCCTTCTCCTACACGGCGACTGGGCACACCGCCGACCGAATCCAGGACCTGGACGGCCGCTACTTTGACACCGCCGAGGAGGCGTTCACCGCCGGCCTGGAGATCCTCGCGGAGCACACCTACGCCAACCGCTTCAGGATCCTCATGAGCAGCCTGGACGGCTACACCAAAAGCCTTGTGTGGGACAGCGTGGCCCAGTACGACATCGACCGGGACACGATGTGGCCGACGAACTGGGATATCGACGCTGATATGCCGGACCCGTCGAAGATGGTCAAGCCCTCCGCGAAGCCCATTGCAGTCATCCGGCGCGAGGCCGTAAAAGCCGCACGATCCTTCGGTGCTCTGGACTACGTGGCCGACTACTTCGCGGCCTGGTACCTCCGGGAGCGGCGCACGGAGGACTACGGCCTAGCCTACGACGTGTACTCCACCATCGGTGGCGGTCTGACTCGCGCGCAGATGGACGCCAAGTACGGCCCGGTAATTCGGTGAGCGTCCGCCCGCGGAGCCCCTGCCAGTAGAGGCGGCAGGGGCTCCACCCCTTCACCACCCACGCACACGAACGATCGAGGAGCCATGTCCACCACCCCGCGCCACGTCAGATGGGCCCGCAAGTACGGGCAGACCGCCGTCCTCTACGCCGCCCTGGCGCTCTCGGCCCCGGGGGAGTACGCCCTCGCGACGATGGCCGGCTGGGACCCCGCCGTTGCCTGGCTGATGCCCGCCGTTCTCTCGCTCTACGCGGCGATCAGCGCGAGCGTCGCGAAGGCGTACAAGACAACGGCGCGGGAGGCCACGGGAACGCCGCAGGAGGCGGAGGCCAACCGGCGTTCCCGTGGCGCAACGGTCGGCGCCCTCCTCGCCCTCGCCATGGCAACGGCCGCTCAGGTGACGGAACACGTGATCACCGCAACCGTCTTCGGGCCAACGCTCTGGGTGATCGTCGTTGTCTCCGCCGTTCCGCCGCTCGTCGCCGCGCACGTGCTTCACATCGACCCGCCGCTGGAGCTGGACGCCCCGGCCGACGTCGACGAGGAGCGCGAGGCGCCCACGCAGAAGCCGCAGGAGGCCGCTGGAGAACCGGAGACGGACCCGGAGCCCCAACTCCCCATCGCGCCCGTGGAAGCGCCGTACGTGCCCACTCTCGTCACCTACGCGGAGGCTGCGGGCGCCATGGGGCTGAGTGAGGTCACCGTCCGCGGAGCCGCCAACGATGGTCGGCTGACGAAGTACGACGGAGACGATCCGCGTCGGGTGTACGTCGACGTCCGTGAGTGCCACACTGTGTTTGCCAAGAGCCGGCGTACGGCCGGGGTCTGAGGAGAGATCATGGACGTCGAGATCAACGGAGAGTTGGGCACGGAGACGGAGGTCTCCTACTACTCGCCCCGCGGAGGCATCCAGTTGACCGCCAGGAACCGCGAGTGGACCACCGTCTACCACACCCCCGCCCAGGCCCGCGAGCTGGCCGCCGCTCTGCTCCGGGCGGCCGACGAGGCGGAGGAGGGCCGATGAAGCGCATGCAGTGCAAGGACATCCCGGACCAAACCTTCGTCGACGCCGTGCGACGCACCCCGGCCAACTCCTCCGCCTGGCGCACGCGCTGGGACGTCCACACGGAGCTGGAGAGCGTCTTCGGCCCCGTCCCGGACAACCTCTTCATGGCCAAGGCCCGTCGGCTGATCGATAGGGGCCTGATCGGTGGCTGCCCGTGCGGTTGCCGCGGAGACTTCCACCCGGCGGACGACTGCCTCTCGCCGGGGCACTGCTGCCGACCCAAGACGGAGGAGACCCGATGATCCACATCCACCGCTGGACCCGCTGGACCGACGTCCCCGTCATGCACAGCTCGCCGCTCTTCCGCCTCCCGCCAAAGCGCATGGACGGCCAGGAGCGACGCTGTGAGCGGTGCAACCGCCGGGAGCTGCGCCTCGCGCAGTAACCTCGCCTCATGAGCACCCAGACCGGCCCGTGCGCCAAATGCCGCCAGCCCACGACCCGCTACGGACACGGAGCGAACCCTCTGTGCCCCACCTGCCGGGAAGCCGTGGAGGCGGCACGCACGAAGTAGAGCACCACCCGAGAGCCCTCGTCGCACGTCGGCGGGGGCTCTCGTTGTTATCGACTTCGAAGGAGCAACGCAAGTGCTTTCAGTTATGGGGTACCCGGTTCCGGTAGCGAAGCGGTGTACTCGCTGCAAGGCCATGAAGCCGGCTGCTGACTTTCACAAGTTCAGCGCGGCCGACGACGGTCTACGACCACGGTGCAGGGCGTGCCGAAGACCGCAGTCTGCCCGCTACTACAGGGAGAACAGAGACGAGATCAGTCGGCGGGGTGCCGAGCGGTACGCCCGCAACCCGGAGGTGGTCAAGGTCCGAGTAAAGAGATACCAGGCAGCTCACCCGGAGGGGCTGCGCCGACGTCAGGCACGGTACGCGGCTACGGAGGGCGGCAAGGCCGTACAGAAGGCAGCTCAACAACGGCGCCGAGCACGTAAGGCAGCGGCGACAGTGGAGCACTTCAACGTAGCTGACGTGTACGAAGACTGGGCGGACCTGGATCTGTGGGTGTGCTTCTACTGTGCGGGACCCGCCAAGCCACTCCAGATGGACCACTTCGAACCACTGGCCCGCGGCGGAGCCCACGGCCTGATCAACCTGGTCCCTGCATGTGCCGACTGCAACCACGCCAAAAGCGACAAGGAACCGTGGTCGGTTCTGTCGGACCACCTAGGTCAGCGTGGCGTAGACCTAAGCACCTGTGTCGCCTGGCTGAACCGGGCGGCCGTCGGACCAGAGGGCTTCAACGTGGCCTGCGAACCGGTCGAATAGACCGTCATCCCCGAGCCGGCGCAGATGCAGCATGGGCGACTCATGACCGAGGAGCGAGGAGAGATGCGGGGTTACGAGCATCTCGTCATCGAAGGAGAAGACGGACAGCGCGATGTGATCGTCACTGAACCGCGCCTCCAGGCCCTCCACGGCGCCCATGCGCTGGAGAGCGTCCAGGGTGATCCGGATGCGCGTACCGACCGTCAGGGGGACGCCTTCAATCTCCTCCCGACGCCGCGTGACGTCGCTCGTGGGGTCACCGATGAGGAAGCGGACGGAGCAGCCCTCCGACGCCTTGGCCTTCAGCCGGTCGGCGAGGCGGGGATGCTCCATAAACAGAAAGTAGTTCGTGTACCCGGCGAAGGTGATCTCCTTCTCCGCCTGGTCGATCAGCTTGGACCACACCGACGTCGGGCAGGCGTTCCGGTACGGGTAGGCGTCGACGATCTCCCGCTCCGGGCCCGTCTTGACGACGTCCCGTACGGCGCGTGGCCACAGCATGTCGGCTCCTACTCCCAGTGCCCGTGATACGTCCTCCCGAGTGCCCGGGTGGGGAACACGGGATGCGTCCGTGATCCATCTTTCCACCGTCTTGGGCGTGACGCCGACGGTGCGGGCAAGTGCGGACTGGCTCATGCCGGCGGCTGACAGGGCATCACGGAGCGCGGAATTCAAGAGGACCCCCGGGGACGTCTAGGACGCTTCGGACGGTAGCAGCGTCCGTCCCAGGTGTCCCCGGAATGTCTGCAACCTCGTCCCTACGGGTGGCGCACGATATCCGTACTCAGTCCGGCGAAGGGCGAGAAGGGAGCCCCGTGACGTACGACCCCATTCCCGTCTCGGTGCGGATGAGACCCTCCTCGCGGAGCGCCTTCAACGTCTTCTGGGCCGTCACAGCGGCGATTCCGAATTCGCCAGTGAGTGCCACGACGGACGGTACGCGGGAGCCGGGAGGGTAGGTCCCGTCGGCAATGCGGGCGCGCAGGATGCTGGCCACTTGTCGCCATTTGGGCCGCGTCTCGTCCAGCTCGATGCTCACTCGCCGGACGGTAGATGATCATGGTACATCAGTGCGAGCGATAGACTGCCGTAGCGTTCTATAGCATGCTATGGGTAATAAGGGCCCCCGCGACCGTGCGACCGATCCGGGGGTGTGGCCAACGCTGAGTAGGAGCGTCGACATGAACGACCTTACCGAAGCTGTGCATCTGAGTGACCCGATGTCGGCCTTAGAGCCGGTCCCGAACTTCGCCTGCGACGTCTGTGCGTCACTCGGCAAGCAGCGCGAGGAAGCCCGGAAGAAGGGCGACCTGACCACGGTCACCGACTGCAACGTGGAGATCCGGCGCCACCCCCACGGCGGGCGGAGGCGGTCGTCGTGA